ATGCTTCCATCGGAAACGATGATCTGGCAGCCTGAGTTCACAGATAAAACACTCTCCAGGAAACCCGGGGCGGTTCAATACAGTGAAGAATACCTGCCTTACATAACTGCTTGAGCGCTTTTGACTGGCTCAGGATGTCTTCTCCGTAATACTGAAAACAATCATCAACAACAGCGGGATAGCCTGCCGGGGGATTCAGGCTGGTTGGTATAGCTGACGCGATCGCCAGCATTAAGCGATATTGTGTTTTTGATGGGTTAACGTGACTCATTTTGTCCCTTGTTTACTCATTGTCGCCATGCATTTTTTAACTCAGGAATATCTGCCATTTCAATTAACTTGCGAAGTCCAGCACTGACTTTCCCATTACCAACCATAGCAAGCCAATCTCTTACTGCTTTCGGCATGTAGAGCGTTGCTGTTACCGGCTCTTCAACCCTGGCAGGACATCCGCATACAGGCCATTTAATTGATTCCATAACTTCGGAGGCCGGAGTGAGGGCGGGGGCATTGAGTATATCTCTACCAGAAAACTGGATAACGATCCGTTCAGCGAGCGAGAGTATCTCACTTTCGGCAAGAATTGATGCCAACTGCGCCTCAACAAGAAAGCGACTTGTTGTGTTCAGAGAGTGGCTCTTAGCGCCATTTTTATACGAAACAAAGATTCGATACGCCATAACTCTAATGATTTGTGTTAGAAAACCAAAATTAAATCACATAACAACATGAGTGTTAATAGATTTTATTTTACTAAACCTATTGACTAAATCACAAAGTAGGTATTGTTAGCCCGTCAAAAGAACCTTCACGCCGCGCCCGAATATAGGGCTTAACCGTGAATAAAAACATTCAGCCAGCTCGTGATCGCGAGCGCGAGATTATGAATCGGGCGGCAAGCGTCATGGCTATGACCGTCGATCCGACCACCGATGCAGCAGGAAACATGATTGCTGACCAGGCAGTAATGATGGAAAACCTGGATAAAGCAATCCAGAAAGTGCCTATGTTTGAAGGCGTAAATCCAGAGGTCGCTCGTCAGATCACTGGTGGGTGGGCTATGTCTCTGCATGAGTATAAACGTCAACATGGTCATTACCCGGCAAGTGACATCCTGGCGAACGCACACATGGCTCTTGAACGCTTGATGACTGAATGTGCCAGTGATACCCATGAAGGCACGGGTAAGGCAATGTTTGAGTCTGTCGCGCAATCAATGCGTAGCTCTGACGGCGTAATGAAAGTTGCTCAATATGCTGCTCTAATTCTGCCTGCCTCTCTGGGCGCTGCTACCAGTGATGCCTGTACTTTTGTTCCTTGTGATCGTGACGAGTCAAATATTTATGAACTGGTCAACGTAGCAGGCACAAAATTCGGCACCTTCAAACAAGGTGACGAACTGAATATGCAGTCAGCTGGTGTTTATTCTCAAATGAAGCGCCTGTATACCCTTTCCACTAAAGGGGATGGCAGCACCAAAACCTTCCAGTTCGACATCCAAAATTTTGAGGGACAATCCTGCCCGCTTCGCGCTGGTTATAACAAACTGCTGATCAACCGCAAACCGTCCAAAGTTGACGACGGCGATGGCAACCTTTATTTCAATGCTAAAGACAGCAAAGGTAATGCTTTCTCAGCGACTGCCAAAGTTGCCTATGACACTGGTGTCATTGACATTACATTTACCCAGGCTCCGCCAGAAGGTACTGAAATTGCTGTTCAGGTCGAAATTAACATCGAGCGCAATCCAAGCCTGATTCCGGTGATCAACCAGGCTATGCGTAAGTACGAAGTTCGTCCGTCCCAGTACGTAATTGCTTCCGAACACACGGTAATGTCCGCATCCGATTTAAGCCGTGAGCACGGCCTTGAATTAGCGGCACTTCAGTTCTCCGCGATGCGTAACTGGATCTCCCATGAAACCGACATCATGCGTCTGCGCACCCTGGTATTCCATACCGTTTATGGTCGTGAATTTGATGTGGCTCTGCCGGAAGCTCAAAACTATGAGTCCTGGGTCGGCCTCCTGCGTCACGTAGTAAACGCTCTGTCTCAAGAAATGGCAAATCGTACCCTGACAACGGGTATTCGTGGCGGCTTTGCTGGTGGTGACGCCGCGAACTTCCTGCGCTCTCTGCCTCCACAGCACTTCCAGATCGCACCAGGTTACGTTCAGTCGCCGTATGTACAGTACATCGGCACCCTGTTTGGCACGATTCGTATTTACGAAGTGCCGCAACCTGTCTGTGAGCAATTCCAGGCACAGGGATATGACTTCGGGCTGGATGACATCTTCTTCTATGGGCGTGGCGAAGGCATCGGTAAAGCCGGTCTGATTGCTGGTGATGCAGTCCCAGCAATCCCTTACGTGCACGAAACCAATCCGTCTCTCGTTAACCGTACCACTCTCTGGGGCAGTGCCATCAACGAAGTACATCCTCGCAACGGTGAAAACTACTTCACCCGCCTGCGTCTGACTCGTGCCAAAGAAGGTGCTATCGACATGCTGACAGGCAAGGTTAACGAAAAAAAGTGATGGTGGCGAACGTGTCGGTATCACCAACGTCACTTGACGTAGATGAAGGTGAAACTATCGCCGCGAACACTTCAAAGGCACAGAAAAAAACAAAGCAGAAGTAAGGCAAAAACACGCCCCTGAATAAGGGGCGTTCAGGAGAAAAGAATGGCAAACATTCAAGTAACTATCACGCCATCTGACGCAACAGACAAATCTTTCACTGTTGAGTCAGATCACCCTGAAATTGTCCAGGTTGATGGCACTACATGTACCGCTCTTAAGGCCGGGCAGGCAGTGCTGACAATCAAAACAAATGACGGCAATAAAACCGCACAGTGCACAGTCACTGTTAGGGAGGCACCTAAAAGCGTAAGCGCCGTCAGTGTTGAACCAACTACGAAAGAAGTAACCGTAGGCGACAACTTCACGGTAAGCGAATCCTGATCAGAGGCTGCCCATTAACCGTGGGTAGCCTTGCCTCGTTCTCTCGCTTTAGAGGATAAGAACCAGCATGAATAAGATTAGTTTTTCGGTAGGGCAGGCAGCTGGCGTTGCTGTAATGTCAGTAAATGCTGACGCTACCCTCACCAATACCAGCGGTGGCGCATCCGTCTTTGCTGGGCTTGTAATATCGCGTCGTGGCGCACCGGGTAAGGTACTGAAAGTTGACGATACGACTTATCAAAGCGTATTAGGTTCACCGATTCACCCTCGCCAGGGCGCGGCATTTGAACCATATCGCCACGTGGAGCGTGCAGTAAAAGGCGGATCTGGATATGTCGTTCGAGTTTGCGCTAAAGACATGAAGGTGCCGGGTATTTCTGTTTCCGTTGTGGGCAAAGCAAAAGCGGCAAAGGCGAGCAAAGAACTTTCCGTTGAACCTACTGAAACCACAGTAAATCCAGGTGACACATTAAGCGTTGGTGTTGCTTCAACTGCAACGACTCAATCAGTGTCCTTCACACCCAAAGAGACGCCCCAGATTAAAGGTGAAGAGAAGGCATTATTCTTCATCAAAGATGGTGATGCATCTCAAAATCGCACGTTATCACTAACTCGCGATGATGAAGAAAGCGAACTCTTTACGCTGACGCTGAAAGAAAAACAAACCGATGGGTCCATTGAGGTGCTGGAAAGCCACCAAGTGTCTTTCAATCCAGAAGGCACTAACGACATGGGCCAACCAGCATGGATTCCGACACTGCTTGAAAGCCAGTCCACTCGCATTGGTGCCGTACTGGCAGATAATGCAGAAGCATCCGCTGCTCAACTCATTTTTGAGGATGTAGCTTTTGAAGGTGGTACTGATGGAGATCTGTCCGAAATTGACACTGAAGACTATCTGGAAGCATTAAAGGTTCTCGAAGCTTCAGAGGTTAATTACACCGCATTGCTGTCACTGGGTTGTTATGACGCATCCGCCTTAGCCGCAATCAAAAAGCTGGCTGAAGATGTTCGCGTAGACATGTTCTATGACCTGAAGGGCAACCAGACACCTGAAAACGCTATTTCAGAAGCGAAAAGCCATAGTTTTGGCGGCTCACATCAACCAAGCCGTTACTACTTCCCGCTCTCCTGCCGAGATACTTTCACTGGAATGAATGTCGTCTATGGCATTAGCTGCGACGCATTCGTAGCGAAAGCAAAAGGAGTGGCGCTGGTACCGGATGTTGGTGGTTGGCATTACGCACCGGCAGGTATATCACGCGCGATTATTGATCGACAGAACATTGCCCGAATTCCAAATATCGGTGCAGTTGATCGTGAAGCGTTCGTTCTTGCGCGCATTAATCCAGTTTCAGTTGCTGCTGACGGGTCCGTTTACATTGACGACTCTTTAACAACTTACAGCAAAAACAACTATCTGCGATTCCAGCATGTGTCTTCCTTGATGAACGCCATCGCCAGAGATTTCTATGAAGTAGCTCAGGCGATTAAGCACGAACCGGATGGCATTACCAAAGAAACGCTAATGAAAGCAATGACTGAATTGCTTGACCGTTACGTTGCAGCCGGTGCGCTGGTTACTCCACGTGACAAGTCCCAGGGTGAAGATCCATATGTTGTTCAGGTTGTCCAAAAGGACATCGATCTGTGGGAAGTGTCCTGGTCTGTTTGTCCGACCGGTACAGCTCGCCGAATCGTCGGTAAGCCAATTCTGATGCGCTGATTTATAACCCCCGCTAAATGATGCGGGGGAGAGAGGTTTGAATATGAAAAATTATACTGCTGATCCTTTTATGCGTGCGATTTTCGGTTCTGGCTGCTTTGAAAGCGGTGATAAATCCACGCAGGACAATAATGATAACGCCATGCTGGAAAGCGCAGGACAGAAAGGAAAGGACACTCAACCAAAGCCCAAAGACGACATTGAAACCGCGATGATGGAAGCGGTTGAATCCCGTGCACAAGGTGATATGCGCAGCCTGGCAGCTTCCATGCTTGCTGGTTGGGTTGAAGATGGTGATCCGGAGGCTGACTCATTTGATGCATTAGCAATCACTATGGCTGGCCTGGCTGATATCGATGAAGACACCGATTTCACCGATGAGCAAATCGATGCTTATAACGATGCTCTCGCAGCTCTTGCTGATGCAGCTGTTGCGCTTGGCGCTGATCAGGACGATGTAACCGAAATGATCGACGATGAAGATGACTCAGCTGCCGAACGTGTTTATGACGCTCTTTCCGAAAGCGACACCGACATGATGGAAACAGCTATTGCCATTTACACCGTTGCTGGTGGTGATAGCGCAATGCTGGAAGCGGTACGTAAAAAAGTGGTTCGTGATGGCAAGGTTACCATCATCCGTAAACGCCCGCGTCCTCGCCGCATGACGTCATTGCAAAAACAGGCGCTGAAAAAAGCACGCCGCAAAGCACATACATCCGTAGCGAATATCAACCGCAAAAAATCAATGCGCATTCGCAAAAAACGCGGTTTGTAAGTGACACAGGCCGCCTGCAAAGGTGGCCTCTACCTGGGAGAAATAGCGTTTGATTTGCGGCGCGATAATGCCTGACGGAATAAGTCCGTTAATGAAGGTTTATATCCTCTCTTCAGAGGATATGGTCGTCGGTTATATCGGTGAAGGATCTACCGCAGAACTGTCATCAATGTGGCAATCACCATTTGAAAACCAGTCAGTAGGAGGTTTGCTTGGCGGTATTAGCGCTGCGGCTGGCTCTCTTGCAGATACGCTTCAGACCGCAACCGGCGTAACAACAAAAACCCTCTTCAACTCAATGCTTGTTTGGGAAGGTCAGCAACCGCCTGAATTTAATCTGGTAATTGATTTCATGGCGACAGTGAATGCGCAACTTGAAGTGAACGCAGCCATTACAGCATTGCTGAAGATGGAATCGCCGGAACTGAACAATGTAGCGCCATTCGGTCGTCGCCCGGAGACAGTAACGTTAAACATAGGTAGGAACATAGCCCTTACCGACGTTGTTATCAAAAGCGTGAGTTACCAACTGGACGCCCCGCGCACACCGGAAGGCTATTTCACTCATAACACGGTAACCCTGCAATGCAGCGGTAACACATCGATCAACCGTAGCAATATCTCATCTGTTTTTGTGTAGGAGTATTTATGTCCGGTTTTGCAAATACAAAAGCCGATATGGCCTTTCTAAAATCCCGGTTTAATAAAAACCTGGCTGCAGGCGAAAAACTTATTGGTTCTGAATATTGGATGACCATTAAGGGTTACGAACATCTGTCTGTACTAGTTCGTACAGCTCAGTTACCAGAAATGACACGTGAAGATGTGGAGGATTACGCCCCTGGTGGCATGAAATTCAACCAGCACGGACCATTACGCAACTCTGGTGAATTTCAGGTCACATGCGCGGAAACTATCGAAGGCGCAGTTCTCGCCGCTGTAAAACAGATGGTATACGGAAAAGAATATCTGGAAATTACCTTACAGGCGGCGGCTGAATCGAATAGCGGTAACCATAAAGGTCTGATCCGCACATATTCTCATTGCAAAGTGTATTCCGACGCCGTGGACTTCTCATCCGAAGACGTAACGGCGGTCGTTAAACCTTCCCTGCGCATTGTTTACAACTGGGCGGAATAATCCCTATCCCGCCCTTGTGGCGGGAACATCCTTGTTATTGAGTTGTAGGCAACAATGACACCAATTGAATTATTAGAAAGCGTTAAAGAGCGATTTAATCCGCTGCTTGTGCGTGAAGAAGAAACGTTGAAAGCATTCCTGATCAAAGCTCTGACCACGTATCAGGACAGGGCAGGGGTAGTGAAAACGTTAAAACTTGAAAGAGCTGGTGGTACTGCAATCCCGTTGCCAGAAGATTATCTCTCTCTGGTTCATGTTACCGACAACAACGGCCTGTTGGTCTATTCGGATGAATTATCCGGCTTTATTGAATTAGAGCTAACAGGTTCAGAACGCTGGCCTTTTCGAATGCTGTATCTGGTTAATCTACGCGACAGAAAGCTGGATGAATGGCAAGTGCCTCCTGCAATCATTGGAATGCTGGAGGAATATCTGGAGGCGCTTATCAACGTAAGAAATGTCGCCCGGCAGCGTAGAGCATCCATCGACGGGAAATTTGACTACTCCGATCTGCCCGATGAAGCCACGCTATATGCCCGCGTGCAGGAGATTGAGGAAAAAATGTCCTCAAACCGGGCCATTATTCCGGGGGCTACCATTTTTTAACGCTGGAGGCGCAGAGTGAGTATTTTCAGCAGCGTTGGTAGAACGTTGACCACCGCATTGTCATTTAACACGAAATCATTCACCAGCAACCTCATTAGCGACATTCTTGATAAAGCCATATCAGGCGGCGGGGTAAGCGGGAATTACAGTAGCGATATTGCCTACGGGAAAAATATTGTTGCTGCCGCTATGCGTATCCGTTACGCCCAGGGGTGGCAGTGGACCGTTGAAGTGGATGGTCTGAACGGCTTCGATATGTTCGTGAAGGATATCACCTACAGCAGTGGGAACATCGAGACAGAAAGCAAGGTGATCGGCAGCGTAGAATTCAGCAAGCCAACCTATGTTAGCGCCGGACCGGTCACTATGACCGTGAGGGATACCGAAGATGGCAAGATCATGGACTGGTTCAAAGAGCGTCGTTCTCGTGTAACAAATCCTGATGGAACAATAAACCTTCCTCCGGAATATCTGATGAAAATCCGTGTCTACCGGGTAACTCAGGACGGCGGAAAAGAACTGGAAGAAGAAATGCGCGTATTTCCTACACAACTTGGGGAAATCACTCGCTCACGTGATCAGGTGTCAGAGTTCTTGTCATACCCAATCACTTTCCAGAAATACACATCCGCAGGCTCAGGTGTTTCTGCTTTGGTCAACGGTGCCGCAGGCATGGCTACAAGTGCGTTAAAGGGAGCTGTGAGTGGAGTGATTAAATTCTGAAGCGCTTTAATTATGTGTGCTGGAGGGTTGCTCATTTCCCGTCAGCACCCACGCCCTCAACGATAGCGGGTAGGGAAGGTAGCGCAATTTTGAGGGCATTTTTTACATCATCAATTCATCTGTAATGAAGGCATTCTTTACACATTTCAATAATATCAATCAGTTAACACAGTGAATGATAATAAAAAAGCGCAATAAGAATGCACGATACGCACGATATTGGTTGAGGGTGATTTTTACATAACCCTTATATATCAATGCGTTATATAAAAACACAACTTGCTAATAACAAGATACATGCAATTAAGATGTAAAAATTGCCCTCAATTGCCGATCGTTAAGGGCAAATTCTACACCTTGAGAAGGGTGTAAAAATTGCCCTTAAGATTGCTGATAGGTAAATTTTATCCTGGTAACTTTGCCGCCTTCCGTCACCTCTGAGAAGACTATTTTCATTTTTGTATTTTTTTCAATCTCTGCTACAGCCTTCGTTAAAAAACTTCTCTTAAATTCGGCATACCGCTGATAGCTTTTTGGTAACCCATAACGCTCCCGCATCCATTCGACGCCAAGTATGGCAAAGCCGCTTCCATCATCCTTCCTGTACTGGCATAAGGACTCATAAAGCCGCATAGAATAAGGATTTGTAAGGCGAGATACTTCGGTAAAATTCAGCCTTGTGAATCTCTTATCAAGCAGAGTAAAAAACGGCATGAGATATGGATTAAGATGAATAATGTAAGTCCCGCGCCGTGGTGAATAGGCATCCTTAATCATCCAAGGATAAGACTCATAACTGTCTTCTGATTCGGTCGATTCATCAGGGTTATATATCGTAACTTTCTTCTCGCTAAGACCTGAAATGGCCTTACGAATATCCTTGCTGGCTTCAGCAGAGGGCAAATTATACATCTCTGCATATTCGTTGACCGTCAACTCACAGGCACCTGAACCAAGAACGCCATCCTTAGAAGCATAGCGAAGTCTTCCCACCACAATAAACAACAGTCGCTTTTGGTCGCGAGTCAGGTGATAAGCAGCCTCCGTGATCTCATTGGCTTGTGCCAAACTACGACTAATAGGTGTCGCTGACTCAATCAGGCTGACGGCTTTTGCTGTTAATTCCGCTCTGTTCATAACCCTGTGTGATCCTTCAAATGGTGAGGGCAATTTTTACATCACTTTGAGGGCAATTACTACACCTTTTGAGGGCAAATCTTACACCTTTTGAGGGCAAATCTTACACCGATCGTATTTAATTGAGGGCAAATCTTACACCAGCCTCCTCTACAGCCCGCGCCACTACTGGCTCCAGCGACGCCTAAAAAGGATCTAAAAAGGATTAAAAATGGAAAAAGGTTTATAAAAATACTCTGTGGATATGTGAGTAGCGTCACTTAAGGTGTAAAAATCACCCTCAATAATCGCTTCTCGACCGGCAAAGATCTTCATTCAATCCCCATCGCAAATCACACACTCCCTATCCTCTGGAAAATGAACAGATACCTGCTTTTCGGAGGAATAATTGAACATTCCAAAATTCCCATTGCCTTCCCGTCCTGAGACAGAAATTCAGTTCCACGCCCCTACCGTGAAGGATGCGCTGAAATATTCTGACCTGAACCCGGCAGAAGATGAGGCAACTACTACAGAGTACCTTAACTCTATGCAGGATGGTGAAATTAACGACAGTGCTAACTGGACAGTTCAGGATCGCAGAACTGCTCTTTGGTGGATATTTGTTAATTCGCGCCCCGATGCAGTAATGACCTACTCCTATGAGTGCAGTCACTGCGGTAATACGCATCATGCAGATATTAACCTGAGCGACCTGGCCCAAACAGTAGAAATACTCACTGTACCTCCTTACGTGAAAACCAACGTACCAGTAAATGGAATACCAACTGACTGGATACTTAAACCATTAACCGGGAAAGGCGCGGAACTCCTTGAACGAATGCGAGCGTCACTTCCTGATATGAAAAGCCCCGAATACAGTGCTGGCGTGGCACGGATGCGAATTGCTGAACTCGCTTTATGCACGGCGCTTGAAGACGATCCGGAGGACTTCACGCAGGCCGCTAACCGACGCTTTGACATCATTGAAAGCATGGCGCTTGAAACCGAATTTACTCCGCTTGTGGCTCGCATACAGCTTATGCAAAAAGACCTACGCCACGGCCTGAAAATGTCTATTGAGAGAGGCACAAGCCGACTGATCCTGCCTCCGCAACATTGCAAAAACGCTAAGGAGGGTGCAGATGTGACAACCACACTGTACGTCCCCTTTCTCAATAGAGAGTTTATCCCATCAATTAGATCTGAATGGATGGCTAACCATTATTAACAACCTGACTCTATATGGATATCAGCCCGTTAGCGACGTTGAACAATTACCGCAATGGCGAGCACTCCATATGTCAAAAGCCCTGGAAGAAAAATACAAAGCTCAAGCCGGGAAACGTTGATCGCGCTGGTAAAAGAGAGGTTATTTTGAAAGAGAATAAAGACCGTATCGCAATAATTGACGCTATTCAGGAGGCGAGCACAAACGAACTTAAAGCTCTTGCTGAGGTAAAAGACGCCATTCTTTCTGGGGTAGGCACCATAACTCAACAGGACGAAAAGCAAGGCAGAGTTAGCAACAGACTATCACGCAGGCGTAAAGACTACGAGCAAAGTACATCTGATAGCGTTAGAGATGCCCAAACTAACCCATATAAAAAACGTCTCCCTGCTAAAAAGGAAAGGGCACCGATAAACCAAACCGTGGACCGCGCTATCGTTGCAACGAACACACCAGAAAGTGTTCGCTCCGTGCAATCACGTCAGACCATCCGAAAATCGGACGGTTTTATACCGGTAGCGGCTAATTCAGCCCCTCTTGAACCACAATCCCCCCAAAGTCTAAAAGGCCCGCTGCGGGATAGTAATGGACGTTTTGTATCCCAAAAAAGCAATGAGGATATAGCCAGAAAAAAAGAATTGCAGAACGCACGTAAAGCCGACGCAAAATTACAAGCTGGCTTTCTCAGAAAGCTAGGTTCCATTATGGGGGTAGATGGCAATCAGTCTTCCAGTGAAGAGTCTTTAACAAATGCAGCTGGTGTCGGTGCTGGTGGGCCGTTATGGATGGCGGCTCGAGGCATGTACGACATAACTAAAGAGATCACAGGTAAAGCAGAATCTCTTAAAGAATGGGTAGAAAAGGGGAAAAAAGAAACATCAACCTCGAAAGCGATATCACCAGTAATTACTTATCCGGCGGCGGTGAATTCTCAAAAAGCAACATCTGCAAAAGCGTTCAATAACGCTGTTGAGACAAAATCCGCACAAGCAGTAGAAGAGCAAACCAAAATCCTTCAGACCAATGACAACAAAATAATTGATGGTCTGGAAAATGTTTCTGACGAGATAGTTAAGCTTCGGAAATCAGTGTCTTCTGGAAATAAGTTCGGCTTAAGTGATCTCTGGAAAAATCGAGCAAGCAGAAGAAATAAAATCAATATTGGTGATCAAACGGGAAAAAATAAACGGAATAAATCGAAAAGGAAAGGCCGCAATCTTGGGAAAAAAGCACTCTCCGTTGGCGAAAAAGTTGCTGCCGGTAGCGCTGCAGCTGGCACTGGTGTCGGAGCAGCAAAAGTAGTTAAAAATAAGATCAGCAAACCCAAAGATGTAAGCACTATCAGCGATACATCAAAGGGGATTGCAAAGGAAACAAAAAATACTGCTAAGGCCGTGAAGTCAGCTGGTGTTGTGGCTGAAGATGCCACCATTAAAACCGGCGAAGCCATTGCAAAGAAAAAAACTGAATCTGTAGCCCTCAAAAGTGCTGCAAAAATAGGAGTTAAATCAGCAGCATCCACTGCGGCAAGAGCGGTCCCTATCATCGGTTCGCTGGCAATGGCTGGATATGACGCCATAGATGGTTACACAGATACAGAGGCGCAAAAGGCAGCCTTTGGTTTAAGTGACGATGATGCTGTATCCGAACAGCAAAAAACGGCTTACGCAACAGCTAATGTGCTCGATATGGGGGGCTTGGTGTCGGGCGCAACAAACTTGATAGGGAAAGGAATTTCTGCGCTAGGATTTGAAAGAGCAGGTGAAAAACTTCAGAATTTTGATACCGGAGATATTGCTCGTGGTGTTAACGGCGCGGTAGATATCACAAAATCTGTTTTTGGTAGCCTTAAGGATACATTTTTATCCACTGACGAAAACACAAAACAAGTAAAAAAAGCTGTTGAAGACGGCACCAAAAAAACTGTCGATGCGATTCATTCTTTAGGTGAGCAGCTACAAGGCGGGCGTGATGGTGAAGATGGTGTTGGTGAGCACGGGTATACTTCCCCGGCTGAATTTAATGCCCCTACCAGCAACACCATTGCAGCGGATCTGAATATTGGTGGCAGCAACGCCAAAAACCGCAATTACCGGAATAATAATCTCGGCAACCTTGTTTTCGCTAATCAGGAAGGGGCGACGCTGGAAGCACCAAATGCAAAAGGTGAACAACGTTTTGCGCGATTTAACACGCCTGAAGAAGGGATCAGGGCGCTGGCAAACCAGGTGTCAAGCTATTACAACGGCACCAGCGCCGCTGCTGGGTATCAGAAGCTACAGACGGTATCCAGTATTATTTCCAAATGGGCACCCCCAAAGGAGAACAATACTAATCAATATATTGATAACGTCAGCAAATATCTTGGCGTCTCGCCTAATGAAAAAATAGACGTCAGCAACCCAGAGGTTATGACGCAATTAGTTCGTGCAATAGCGACGAAAGAAGGTGGAAACCCGGCGGTTAACAATGAGTTCATAAAGAATGCTCTTGGGGCATTTAACACAAATACTGGTCGATGGGAGGGACAATTCTCTGACGAAACATTGGCGCGGATTAATAAAATTCAGAAAGAAAATGGTGGTCAGCTAATTGCCCGCGATTCGCAATATAGTGTTGGTCGCAAGATAAAATATGTTAATGGAAAATCTCCAGCTCAACCAGTTTTGAATGCCGTTCCGACAGCAACACAACAGCCAATTGAGGTTGCACAACATGCCCAGGCAGTCAAAAAGCCACAAAAAACAGGCAATCAATCGCAACCGATTAATCCAGAGAACGTTGATGTTAATACTGGCTCTCCATCAAGTCTGCTTGAGAGATTAATCGCTATAAATGACAGCGGGGTAGGTAATTTATTTGGAGGTGCGGCTACCAGCCTTGCTGGTACAAGCCTTGGCCTGATTAAGGATTTTGCGTCGGCGACTTCGTTTGGTTCTATATCTTCGCTTTCCGAAAAAGCGAAAGGAATGGATCAGGCTCTTACTGAAAAGATATCCAGCTTAACCGGTAAATCTTTTGGATTTCAAAAAGCAAGCCAGGTAACTGATATAAGAGACGCTTTACAAAAAAGACCAAAAGCTGAACGCGATATGCCTTCAGTGGATCTTCTTTCCGGTGTTTCTTCGGCAAGTGAGAGTGAAAAAATCCCTGTAAACTCAAGGGGGATTCCAGTTTATGACAATGGATACAAGGTAATTGATGGTGAAGATAAGGGGGTGCTTGGCTCTTTGTTTGACTCGTCATTAACAGGTCTGAAACGTATTAGCTCTGCTGTGTTACCTGCAATTGGCGATAACGTTTCACGACTTATTGGTGGGGTAGATGGCACTGGCATTGTTAATGATTTGGTTTATCAGGCTACTGGGCAGAACTCAACAATTGCTAGGGCTATTAGCCCGCTTACCAGGAGCGCCGGTAGTTGGCTGAATAATGGTATTCAACAAACCGCAGATAGCATTAGAGGTATATCAAACGAAGCCAATAATGCCATATTTGGCTCTGCGTCAGCCGTGCAAGAACCTTTTCTTGCTATGCCACCACAGCTTCCTACTGTAACAGATCTCGCACGAAGCGGAATAAGACAACCATTAACTACTGACACTATAAATAACGATCCTGCTATGTTGAAGGCGCTGGATAACATCTGCTCTATCCTGAACGATCTTCTGAATGTGAACAAGAACAATACAAAAGGCGATCCGGATAAGGTTGTCAAAACATCGCAGCCGCAACCGCGACCACGTGCTAGCACAACTATTAATGACCCGTCGCTGGATGCTCTGCTTGAGGATTAATAAAGATGCTTTATGAAATAGACGCAAGACTTCAAACGAATGAGAGCGGTGTCATTATTGCAGAAGGAAGTTCCGCAGCATGGATGGCCCGACTTGACGAGTGGCTACGAACCCCTGAAGGGAGTGTTTATGGTTTACCCTCTTGGGGGAATCCAATGGAAGAATTTAAGCATGAACCATTCGGCTCTGAAACTTCGCACATAGTTGAAGTGGCTATTGAAGGGAGAATGATGAAAAAACTACGACAAGACTTGCCAGGTTTGGATGTGCAGGGGATTCGTTGCACATCAATTTCTGAAGATTCTTTATTAATTAGTTTTTATGCGAAAGGTGGGAGCATGGATATTGTTATGCAGAAATCAAGTGGGGTGGGCGCGTGACGATTACAGAATTACTGGACAAATTTAACGCCAAGTTAAATGAAAACACATGGTGGTCACGATTTGTAAATAGTCAGTTTGTGCAGATGCACGCTATATTCGGATCACAGCTTATTTATATTGCCCGTACATTTGCAAGCCGCGGCCTCACTGAGGGACTTATTTCAACGGCTACGCGCCGCTCAAGTATTTTAGCGGTTGCTGAAGACCGTAGCTACGTAGGGCGATTTGTTAGTGCTTCATACGGAACAACGTCTATAACCAATAAAACTGATCGGGATATTACGTTACCAGCCGGGGCTGAATTGCTTGCCAATGACCAAACACCTTTGGCAATTATTAACAGTGTTGTAATTCCTGCTGGAGGAACTGTTTCTGGCGTAGAAACTAAACAGCATGAAGCTGTTAGCGTTACATTTGATATTGAGAAGGAAACTTTATTTCTGACATTGTTGCTTTCCAGAGAATTAACAAAAGAAGTCTCTAGCCTGGATGTTTATGTTATTACAGATGGCGTAGAAGAAAAATGGACATATAACCCATTATTTAGAATGTCCAGAGACAAGAGTAAGCACTATTCATTGGCATATAAACCTACAGAACAACTTGGAGTCAAGTTTGGTGATGGTTCTATGGGTATGATGCCTCCAGCAGGCTGTCAGGTTCGAATCGATGTTATGGCTAGCCTTGGCGACTATACTTTGGCTGAAGGACAAAAGTTAGAACCGGCTGGAAATATCGCTCAATATGTGGAGTCACTAGAGTTTAAAACTGATTCGATCATTACCGGTGGTAGTGGTATGGAAACTACAGAAGAAACTCGAAATCGTGCTCAGTATTATGTTGCATACGATGAACAAGTGGTATGGGGCGGTGATTATCGCCAATTCATTCAGAATGTTGTTCATGGAACTTCATGGTTGAACGTTTGGGGCGAAGCGTTGCAAGAGAAAATAACTGGGTTTGACGTTCGAAACATCAACAAGATTTTCTTTTGCGGACATAAGCCAGGTGTAAGCCAGGCTCAGCTAAAATCAGAAATACTGAAAGCTCTAGAGAATGTTCCAAATGAGTTGAACAAGCGGTTTGAGTATGTAGATACAAATGAACAACCATTTACTATAATATTTACAGGTATTGCACGTAAAAATGTTCTGATAGACGACGCTCAAAATGCTATTAAAGCAGCGTTGGAAGAAAATTTTGGTCGTGATTCGTCATCATTCAGTTTATTACTACAGAGTGATGATGATTCTCAGCAATGTTATGCACAGGTAAAAGTTAAAGATATTTGGCGAGTAATAGAGTCGCTGGATATGTTTCTCTCTTATGACATAACAATACAAAATATGAAAGATGCAGTTTACTTTAATGACTTCATTTATCTTGACGTGAAATCTTCAACGTTCAGCATTTCTTACCCGTAATGAGGTTAGCATGAAAGATAATTGGCTTAAGGAACGATTAACTAAAGTAAAACAGGATTCACATCTCTGGAGTGCATTTATAGACGCTTTACAGGATGTCTGGAATGAGGCAGTAGAACCAATATTAACAAGAATAAGTAACAGAAAATCCTTCTTCACTATGGACAGTGAGGACATGGATGCCCGCATTGCTGAATACGGGCGTTTTTTCGTTATCACTGAAAAAGATAAGGCTCGTAGGCCAATGCTGCTGGCACAACGTTTAGATGAAGTGCACTTTAAAGGCACTATCTTGCCAATTGAGCAGACATTCTGGCGTGAATTCGGTTGTATTCCTGTTAGTTGGGAACCGCTGTATGCACCTGTAAATATAGAAAAACACCCCTATGGTTCATATTTTGCGACCGAAATAGAAATACCTACGGCACAGGCTCAATTCGGTGAGTTCTTCCTGACATCAAGGGGGCTGGTCGTTGTTGATCAGAACAAGCTATATCGCTCATATGGAGAGCAGGATAAAGAAGCCGCTGTACAGAAATTGTTATCTGACTTCGAAACAGTAATAGCCCCTTTATTGCCATTGCATATTGTTTTTGATGGCGTCTCGTTTCGGCTTAGTGCTGTATTCCCTGAAGTGGCAGAAATACTAAATTGCTTGTCTACGGATGTTTCGGTAATTGAAGGTGTTTATGTTACTGAGAGTATGGCTGATATGCTATCCCGTAGTGATACCTCCTGCCAGGTAGACAATATTTCTCTTAACGCCATACCGAACCGAACGGCAGAAAAGCAATTACATCTTGATGTAACCCCACTCGATGCGTGGCCTTTGGATTACCACCTTCAACCTGTTTAATAATTCCTCCCCCGCATTTGGGGGAAGAACAACGGAAATCACAAACTGAGCATACTCTCCTTTGGTTCATTGCTTATGAAGGAGCTATGTTCGTATGGCTGAAAATTTAAAGGCAAGAGATGGTAACCGCCTGTATAAGGCACAATTGCTTTCCTACTATTATTCACGCCGCGCTGAGTCGGCGATCGGCAAAGGTGCGCGTTTTGTTATCTCTAAGGCGTATTGGTGCAAATCTAGTCTGGTAACTGCTAATGGTGCAGGAGGCTGGAATATAGCGGACATTCCACTCGATTTTAAATTGAGTGACGCTCAACAGTTTGCTGTGTCCGATCTGATATTGTCCAGCGTGGATGGGATTATCACTATCAATGCAGCCTTCCCACAAGAAAGAATGCCGGATAACACGCCTTACGATTTTAACACGCTTGTGCTTGTTGATGCTGAGGAACGGGCTTTTGGTGTGCTTTGCACCCAGCAAGATACCCTCTATAAAGGTAAACGTTACAGTATTCTCATGACAATCGAGCAAGTTGAGGGTTGATTATGGGGGCTGATAAAACGAACAACATAATGACACTATCCTCTGGTGTCTCACAGCCTTTGCTTGCTGATGTTCAATATTTCGAACTCTATAGTAGTTCGGCTCTTAACAGAAAACTTAAAAATATTGTTTTGCCTGGCTTTTACTGTGGATTTGAACCAGTTCCCGGCACAGGGTTGAGTGTTCGTATAACTTCTGAAAACTCAGAAGGTAAAGGGGCTGCTTCAGTAGATGTAAATAATGTTCAGATATCCGTTCAGCAAATAGAAGATGTGACTGTCTCGGTAAAGGCTGGGGCTACCAACATTATTGTGCTGGAAGCCAATTTTGAACATGGTGTAAAAACGACACAGGTAGATAGCGCATCTTCTGTCAGTGCTGCAAGAATTTACGCGCGTACGGACAATACTATTGGGCAGAATCAAATTGAATTATGTCGAGTTATCGTGCCTAACGGCGCAACGGCTGTGACTAAAGAAATGATTGTGCTTAAATACCGGGTTAACCGTGCTGTTGGTGTCGAATTCTCTAATGAAATAAGCAGTACAGAAGAAAGAAAAGCGGCTACACCTCTGGCTGTCAAAACTCTCCATGATTTGGTTGATACAAAAGCTCCGCTCGATAGTCCGCATCTGTCAGGTACGCCGACTTCGCCGACACCTGAACCCGGTACAAACAACACACAGATCGCAAATGCGGCCTTTGTCTATGCTGCTATAAATGCGCTTATCAATGGTGCTCCGGGAACGATGGACACGCTGAAAGAAATAGCGGCTGCGATCAATAACGACCCGAATTTCAGCACAACTATCAACAATGCCCTGGCTCTTAAAGCTCCTTTGGCAAGCCCGGCGTTCACAGGTACGCCGACAGCACCTACGGCCTCACAAGGCACAAATAGCACGCAGATTGCAAATACAGCCTTTGTTAAGGCAGCTATAACGGCACTTATCAACGGTGCGCCTGGCACACTGGATACGCTGAAAGAAATAGCGGCTGCGATCAATAACGACCCGAATTTCAGCACAACTATCAACAATGCCCTGGCTCTCAAAGCGCCTTTGGCAAGCCCTGCATTAACGGGTGTCCCTACTGCGCCGACCGCCGCACAGGGCACAAATAATACGCAGATTGCTACGACCGCTTATGTAAGAGCTGCCATATCCGCATTGGTTGGTTCATCACCAGAAGCTCTTGATACCCTGAATGAGCTTGCCGCAGCACTTGGCAATGACCCGAACTTTGCGACAACAATGACAAATGCGCTGGCAGGCAAACAGCCTCTGGATGCAACTTTAACCGCGCTCGCTGGCCTTGCGACTGGTGCAAACAAACTGCCTTATTTCACCGGTAAGGATACGGTAGCGCAGACTGATTTAACGTCAGTCGGTCGCGATATTCTGGCTAAAACAAGCACACTGGCCGTTATCCAATACCTTGGTTTAAGAGAACTCGGTACCAGTGGTGAAAAGATCCCCCTGTTGAGTACGGCTAACACATGGAGTGCGCGCCAGACTTTCAATGGCGGGATCACCGGGGCGCTGACAGGGAACGCCGACACCGCGACGAAATTGAAAACAGCCATAAACATTAATGGCGTCAGGTTCGATGGTTCGGCTGACATTAATATCAATACTCTGGTATCGCGTGGTCGCGTAACGGCTCTGGGGGCGAATGCACAGGGGACATCCGGGATTCAGCTGTATGAGGCATACAACAATGGCTATCCTTCCCCCTATGGCAATGTGCTTCACCTTAAAGGTGCCACCGCTGCTGGCGAAGGTGAATTATTCATTGGCTGGAGTGGCTCGAGCGGTGACCATGCGCCCGTACATATCCGTTCGCGGCGTGATACTGATTCTGCCAACTGGTCTGAATGGGCACAGGTCTATACGTCAAAAGATTCAGTTCCCGGCGTTAATGCCAAAGGGAATCAGGATACCTCTGGTAATGCGGCTACAGCGACCAAATTGCAGACGGCGTGTACTATCAACGGTGTCTCGTTTGATGGTTCTAAAAACATTGAGCTAACGGCGGAAGATTTAAATCTTGAGCAAACCGTAGAATTAGCCGCAGGAGCATTGCAGAAAAACCAGAACGGTGCAGATATTCCGAATAAAGATAAATTCATACAAAACACAGGGGCCTGTCGTGCATTTAGCGGTCAGACTGATATCGATGGTTCACAAGGTGAATGGTCGACAGTTGCATTTATCTCGTGGCTGGAGAATAACGGAGCTTTCCGACATCCATACTGGATGTGTAAAGGGTCATGGTCCTATGCCAGAAACAGGGTTATTACGGATACCGGTTGTGGAAATATCTGCCTTGCCGGAGCCGTGATTGAGGTTATGGGAACCCGCGGCGCAATGACCATACGCGTTACCACGCCGAGCACGTCCAGCGGTGGCGGAATCACTAACGCTCAATTCACTTATATTAATCATGGTGATGCTTACGCTCCTGGCTGGCGACGAGACTACAACACGAAAAACCAGCAGCCTGCATTTGCTTTAGGGCAAACAGGACGCAGGGTCGCAAATGATAAAGCTGTTGGCTGGAACTGGAATAGCGGCGTTTATGATGCAGATATCAGTGGCGCATCGACATTAATCCTCCACTTTAATATGAATGCGGGGAGTTGCCCTGCTGTACAGTTCCGCGTGAATTACAGAAATGGCGGTATCTTTTATCGTTCAGCGCGTGATGGTTATGGCTTTGAAGCTAACTGGTCAGAGTTTTACACCACAACACGCAAACCCTCTGCGGGAGATGTTGGTGCATATACGCAGGCAGAATGTAACTCAAGGTTTATTACAGGTATTCGCCTTGGCGGTCTGTCATCTGTTAAGACATGGAATGGTCCTGGCTGGTCTGACAGGTCAGGTTATGTCGTTACTGGTTCAGTTAACGGAAACCGTGATGAATTAATTGATACAACTCAGGCAAGGCCAATTCAGTATTGCATTAATGGAACGTGGTATAACGCGGGGAGTATTTAATTATGATGCACTTAAAAAATATTACTGCTGGCAACCCTAAAACAAAAGAGCAATACCAGCTAACAAAGCAATTTAACATCAAATGGCTTTATTCAGATGATGGAAAAAACTGGTATGAGGAACAAAAGAATTTCCAGCCAGACACTTTGAAAATGGTCTATGACCATAACGGCGTTATTATTTGTATTGAAAAGGATGTTTCAGCAATTAATCCGGAAGGCGCAAGCGTCGTTGAATTACCTGATATTACAGCAAATCGCCGGGCTGATATTTCGGGTAAATGGATGTTCAAAGATGGCGTAGTGATAAAGCGAACTTATACCGAGGAGGAACAGAGGCAGCAGGCAGAGAATGAAAAGCAAAGCCTGTTGCAACTTGTCAGGGATAAAACCCAGCTATGGGACTCACAGCTACGGCTGGGTATCATTTCCGACGAGAATAAACAAAAATTAACCGAGTGGATGCTCTATGCGCAGAAGGTCGAATCCACAGACACCTCCAGCCTGCCAGTAACGTTTCCAGAACAACCAGAATGAAACAAGGCCCGCTATCGGGCCTTAATTTTTATTCAGGCTTTTGTGGCCATTCAGGATTTGCCGTATCCACACGGCTGACCAGAACACTATAGCGTTCCCATGACTCCAGTCGTGCGCGTTCCTCATCCGTCGCCATATTCAGCCTGACAGCGCGTTCCAGTGGCTGAATAACGTTTTCTGCTTCGGAAAGTAACGCGGCCTTTTGTGATTCGGCCTGTTGTTGTTGCTCGTCTGCCGTATAAATCCGTTTAACCACAGCTCCGTCCTTAAACATCCACTTCCCTGAATCATCGGCACGACGATTGGCTGTTATATCTGGAATCTCAACGACGCTAAAGCCTTCGGGATTAAGCGTTGAGGCATCTTTGGTTATGGCAACAATAATATTATTTTCGTCGTATACAATCTTTATGGTGTCGTCCTGAAAGTTATTTACTTCTTCATACCAGTTTTTACCGTCTTCGGACCATAACCAGATAACATCAAAATTCTTTGTTAGCTGATATTGTTCTTTCGTTTTAGGATTTCCAGACTTAATATTTTTTAAATGCTGCATCATTTACACCTGTGCGACGTTATACCATGTGCCATTGATGTATTTTTGTATTGGCCTGAAGATGGCTTCATCATCGCCATCTACTTCACCAATGATTCTTAATCCGGTAATTGCGTGTCCGGCTTTTTCATAACGACCACCACGCGCCATCAATTGAACAACACGTGTGCCAAGTCGGACATCTCTCACATAGCGTGAGTCAAAATTGCCATAATTGCCGGGAATAACTTGCGCACCACAAAGCCAGTTACCGTTATTATCCATGTACGCCTGACCATCGGTGCCATTGGCTGTCCTTGAGTTATTAATCATGTAGATGCCAAATTGCTTGTTCCCCAGTCCACCTATCATGAACTTTCGGTCGGCGTGATTCTGGCGAAGTAACGCCTGAGCGCTATCAGTGTTAACTATATTTTTCCCAAAGATAGCGTTGTTATCGCGCATCTGAATCCACATACCATTACTGCTGTTAATAGCAAAACGGTCTGAAAGTGTCTCCCCTGAAACATTAAGACCACGTCCCATCGAAACAGCGCCAGTAGCGTTATTAATCCATAATGGCCTTAATCCGTTATAAGTCCCCATGTTGTCACCGGAGTTTGTCAACATGAAGTATGTATTTGAACCATCATTACGAATAAAGAATCCGTAATTACCATAAGCAATACGTAGGCCGTTTGCTGATTTTGATATGACTTCGCCATTTACAATGGCATTGACAAGAACATACAAAGCATCCCATTTAAGATTCATCAGGTCTTTTGTTGTGGTACTTTGTTTGCTTCTCCATTTGAAATATTCATTGCCGTTGTCGCCTGTCTCAAACCACATGTATGAATCAGTATCGCTGTCGGCATCATTTTTAAAACCAATCTTCGCCCAGTCAGTATTCCGAATCCAGGCAAGGATTGAGTCGTTTTCAAAAGTAAGTCCACCGGACAAGGTATCGCCTGTCTTTTGAACCGCGTTATCAGCCTTGTTTACCGTTTCCTGTAGATTTAAATCTTCCGCCGTTAGCTCAATATTTTTAGAACCGTCAAACGAGACGCCGTTGATAGTACATGCTATCTGCAATTTGGTCGCTGTAGCCGCATTACCAGAGGTGTCCTGATTCCCTTTAGCATTGACGCCGGGAACTGAATCTTTTGACGTATAGATCTGTGCCCACTCGGACCATGCCGCAGCAGTGCTATCTCTTTTGGATCGAATGAAAGCAGGTGCATGAGCGCCATTTGTGCCACTCCAGCCAATGAATAACTCACCTTCGCCAGCAGCGGTGGCACCTTTAAGGTGAAGCACATTGCCATAGGGGGAAGGGTAGCCATTGTTGTATGCCTCATACATCTGCAATCCAGTAGCAGCACCTTGCGTTGTACCGGTAAGCGCAGTAACGCGTCCTCTAGACGTAATTGTTGGTATCGAAATGTTCGTAGAACCATCGAACCTGACGCCATTAATGTTTATGGCTGTTTTTAATTTCGTCGCGGTATCGGCGTTCCCTGTCAGCGCCCCGGTGATCCCGCCGTTGAAAGTCTGGCGTGCACTCCACGTGTTAGCCGTGCTCAACAGGGGGATCTTTTCACCGCTGGTACCGAGTTCTCTTAAACCAAGGTTTAGGATTGAAATGATGATGCCGGAAACTTCTTATAAAGCGTGGAAACAGCCACATCATAGATGATTGCAACCTGCTTACGAGGGATGCCCTTCTCCAGCAATCGCCGCATTTGCTGCCATGTTTCTTCTTGGTATTTAGGCCGACGCCCACCTATACGACCTTCTGCGCGAGCTGCATCAAGTCCAGCGCGTGTACGTTCAATGATAAGCTCACGTTCCATTTCTGCCAGCGCACCCATTACGTGAAAGAAAAAGCGCCCCATTGGTGTACTGGTGTCGATGGAGTCAGTGAGACTCCGGAAGTTAATGCCTCTGTCACGCAGCTCTTCCACCAGCACAACCAAGTGACGCATGCTGCGCCCAAGGCGATCTAACTTCCATACGACCAGGGTGTCACCTCTGGAAAGAATACGCAGAACCTTTTTTAACCCTGGGCGTTCAGCCTTTTTGCCGCTCGCCTTATCCTCAAAAATTAGCTCACATCCTGCGCTTTCAAGGGCGTTTCGTTGTAAAGCGGTGTTTTGGTCATTAGTTGATACGCGAATGTATCCAATAAGCATATGTCCCCCCTTGTATGTTAAGGGGGGAGATTCTAGAAGATGTCCTGTAAGGAAATAACAAACTGACTAAGTTAGTGGCGCATTAGATGTTATTTCTGGAGGGGTATGTTTGCAGATTATGAAAATCTGGCTGTAGTAGTCATAACATCCCTACTAAGTGGAACCGGCGTATTCCTTCTCGGAGTTAGAGACGGGCGCATTTCTGCGTCCCTGCTCAATCTTGCGAGTGAATTGTTTACTGCGGTAACAGCCGGGCTTGCGGGGTATGGGGTGGCGGTTAGCCAAGAATGGCCTGAAGGTATCATTTTCTGCGTTGTTCTGATTGCCAGTAACAACGGTAGTGAAATTTTACAGGGCTTGAAGTCCAGAGCTAGTAACGTCTTGAATCTCTTAAGCGTAATAGCGAATGGGGGAAAAGGTGGAGAGAAATAATGGGTAACTTTGGAAATTATTTCATTTTTATCATGGCATTTGTTGCCATCATTGACCGTTTCATTTTTCGTCGCAAGAGTGTTGAGATTTTGAGTATTGGTGACGCTGTAGTGAAAGAATCCGCTATAGCATTTCCTGTTTCGCTACGTGTTAAGCGAAGCTGGGTGAGCAATGCTCAAATCGAATATTGGTTGCAAGACCTGAAAAATCCATCTGTGGTTATTTCAGGGAAAACGCGACCAGTTGACGCCTCAAAACGCGGTGAGAGAGAAGAGTATTTGCTCATCGATACGAAATATCTTGAGCCAACGAAGTGGGATCTGAAAGTCACATTGACTAACGGTAACTGCCGACTGAATCCGCTTTATCGCATTTTCCCTATCAATGACTGCATAGAGCGCCAATTTACGATCGAAAAGCGTGAAGGAGACTGGGATGTCAAATAAAAATAATTATGTTCTTCTTAATTATGATGAGTTAAACGAAAAGGGGCTGTCAAAACTCGTCAAAGAAATCAGCAAAGGTGGTTACAAGATAGCGAGGGTGATCCCTGCAAGTAATGGCAGGAAGAAAGATGGGATCATGACGCGCACGTTTACCCTTATTGGTATTGATGAACAGACAATGGAAGTTCAGGTTAACGATACCGGTGATATATCTGGGATCAAACTGAATGGTAAAACAGTACCGTTCAAGCCAGTAAAAACAATGTCGGCTTTGGGGCAATCTCTTGCGGCTTTATTTAATCGTGGAGCAACTTCTTTCCAGAAGTCACTAGCTCGAAAACTTGCTCGTGCAGCAAAAAATATTGATGACGGAAATAAGAAGCGGCAGGGAGTTAAATCTAACGCTCAGAAATTAGCTGAAGCGAAAGAATCACGTGATGCACTCCGTGAAGATATCGCTAATGCTAACGACAAACTGTCTAAACTCCAGAGCAAGTCAGACAAAGTAATGCAAGATACGGGTAATGTTAAAGCTGCCTTGTCTCAGGAAGTAGCTAAGACACGTGCTCTTAAAGAAGAAATCGCGCGCCTGGAGGATGAGCATGATTAACAATCCTTTACGAATTAATATTCAGTCTACTTTTGCTGATACGATCCCCGGCTATATGCCAAGTCGCTGGTCTTCAGAAGAATTAAGCGAAGATGACCTGATTTTTGAGGCGGCGACCTTAGAAGATATTGAGCTTGCCTATATGGGCAATGAAATTCTGGTTGTGTCTGACGAAGCTATGTTTGAGTCCATAACTACAACCAGAATTCGGTTAGCTCAAACAATGCGAGCTTTCGTCCGTGCGCTGAATCGTGGCCTGAATGGTACGAATATTATGGCAGGGACTGATGAAGCTGGGACCGATGAAAATGGACGTAATTGTATTGGTGGTGCGATTATCGGTCGTGTACGTCGGGTAGCTAATATCCCCGTTTTGACCGCGCAGATACCGCTTACTGACGGGCAGAGTACAAGCATAATTTTCCACTCTCCAACAGCTGACGGGGCAAAAATAAAGAGTAACGACGAGCTTGTTGCATTTCAGTTTTTACTTAATAAGCGTAACGTAACTCACGTTGTCGCCCCGATTGGTGGGAGAGATGTTTCTTTAAACCAGGTATGCCAGGCGCTATCTAATTTGATTGAGCGTAACAGCGAAAAATTTAAGAAAGCAAAAGAGCGCCAGGACAAAATGAAGGCAGATATTGAGAGTTATCTCAATGAAGCAGATAAACTGGCAGAAGAACGGTCAATAATGATTGATCAGGTGGAAGTTGCGCAACGAGGGCTGACTGAAAAGCGTGCTGCTCTTACGGAGATGCAAAAAAAACTTGATTCCCAGAAAGCCATCAACGAGGAATTACAAGCAAAACGCGATAAATTGTTGTCTGCTAAAGGTGAAAAAACGAAAGAACGAGCGTTTAGTGACCAGCTGCGACATGTAAAACATAATCTTGCCATTGACGGAAAAACAGTGCTGGATAATGGCGCTGAAGTTAATTATGTCACGTCCGGCAGTGATAATTTCGTTACGATAGTAGCACCTGAAGGTAAATTCAGTATTGATGCCAGTGCTGTCAAAGGAGGCAGTTTGGCAGATGCTGCAACCAAATTACTTAAAGCCTACCGAGAGCATAACGCAGATAAATATAAAGTTGATGTGTTACCAGGCCAGCAGGAAGACCCCGAACCACCACAGACAGACCCCGAGACGAACCCAGTATCACAACCAGAGAGCCAGGATGTAGGTAAATACCACTATGCACTTCAATCTCGCCCGGCTGGTGTTGGTGCTGTGCCGGATGGAAATAAAGCCGTGCTTGATCGTCCTGACCAGGCTGATCAGTATTACGAATATGCTCGTCACGGTATCATTACGTATGACCGTAAACTGACAGATGAAGAAGTCAGCCAGTACGAGTTGCTCTATCTTCCTGATGAAGATGAGCTGAAAGATTTTGCAGGCCAATTGGTTGTGTCCAGCATGTCGAAACATATTGATGGCTATGTAGACCTGTTTGGCAGTGACCTGAAAACATTCAAGGCGCAAGTGAAAATTCTTTTCCGCAAAGCGTTTCCAAACGTGGCGTATCCACTTGGTGATGGGGAGAACCTTTTCATTATGGACGTATATAACGCCCTTCAAAATCATTCAAACGAAGTAACGCCAGAGCCTGAATTAGCACCTGTAGTTGAGCCAGAATCACACCCACAAACAGCACCAGAGCAACAGCCAACGCCGGAAGACGCTGAAGAAGCGGCAACTGAAGCTGATCAGGAAGCAGATAAAGCGTTGGAGTACCTTAAATCCGTCCCGGTGCAGTTTACATCTCGCGATCTGACGGTAATCAGTGCCGAACTTGACCATGTGCAGGAAGCTGCAAACGCTCTTATCAGTGCTGGTCGATACGACGAGAACGAATCAACGGTTGGCGCAGCAGTTGACTACCTGATCAACATTCTGGCTGAAATTCAGCAGGGAGGTGCTTAATGACTATCTCTGTTTTAGACCGTCTGAAATTGGGTAAAGAGCTATCAGATTTAATGCAGGCGCAGAAAACCGCGCCAGTATTACAACGCGTCGCCATTGGTAAGCAGATTGTCGATCTGATGCTTAAACTGGGGTTGGGTACTGCCGCTCAACCGATGTCGGAACCGCAACCACAACCACAGTCTGATCCTGTTGCAGATGAAGTTCCTAAGATAGTGACTGACTTCCTGGGCGGCGTGTTCACAAAGTCCACACAAATGGAATTTATTGATGCGCTGCGTGGGATCTCAAACTATGTTGGTGAGTTCCTTACGTTGGAGCAGGCTAAAGAGCAGACCATAAGCTGGGTGAAAGCCAACGGTTATGCCGGGTAATCAAAAGGGGGTGAAATGCCCCTTTCACTTCTCTGTTCTCACATAAATCACACTCTTTTTACACTCACAGCTTTCTCTATAGTTGGAGTGTATTTTGAACAAATCAGTTACTTCTGCGCTTTCCGAGGCCGCAGATATTAACAGCGTCATTGCTCTGGTTTCTTCATTAGAGAGGAAAGAAACACGCCTGGGGCGAAGTAGCTACGTAGTCACCAGCAAAGGTGCAGAGGTAAAGACGGCTTTTAAGGTCGTTGATGCCAGCAGTCTGATCATTTCGAACAACCTTGACGGTACGATTAACCCGGCCTTCCCGGAAGAACTCCAACCACGAGATCGTACCCGGCTATCCAGCAAACTCCAGGTTAACCGTATTGCCTCCGATTTACGCCCGGCACAATTAACGGATTCCGGTATGAGCAGCCACGGAGCGCCGATAGTTGGTCCGGACAACGTTGTTGAATCCGGCAACGGAAGGAGTATGGGTATCTGGCGTGCCTATGAGCAAGGACAGGCGGATGAGTATCGCCAGTACCTGATCGACCATGCGAAAGAGTTTGGTCTGAATCCTGACGAAATTTCGCAAATGTCTATGCCCGTACTGGTGCGAGAAAGACTCACAGATGTAGACCGCGCTCAATTTGCCCGCGATTCAAACATTAGCGATCTGCAAGAGATGGCAGCAAGTGAAAAAGCGTATGCGGATGCGCAATTTCTCACTGAGAGCGTCATGGCGCTATTTAATCCTTCAGATGATGGAAATCTGCTGGCGCGGTCCAATGATGCGTTTATTCGTGCGTTTTTGCGCGAAATTGGCGATACAGCGACGGCAGGCTTGCTTACTGCCGATGGGCGTCCCACGAAACAGCTTATCGATCGCATCCAGAATGCAATTTTTGCCAAAGCGTACAAGGATGAAAGGCTTGTTCGGCTGGTGTCGGAAGAGCCAGATCCGGAAATGCGTAATATCCTGATCGCATTAAATACGGCAGCCAGCGATTTTGCGCAAATGCAGTCGCTGTCTGGCGATGTTCACCATGACACGGTAACCGGACTGGTAGACGGTATAGAGCAATTGAATGGTCTGGATAAACAGGCTATTGCAGCGCTACAGGAAGCAATTAACCTTGTTCGTGAAGCAAAAGATAACGGTCAGGCAGTAGAAGAGGTGATCGCACAGCGTGGATTGTTTGGAGATAGCACTCCGGAAGCAGAAGCGCTTGCTCTGTTTATTGTTGCCAACAACCGAAGCGCTAAGCGAATGGGGGCCGCTTTCAAGAAACTGGCGCAAAAAATTAACGATGAACTTATTCACCAACAACAAGCGTTAGGCGATATGTTCGGCGGCGGAGATGTCGATCTGCGTAGCATTTTATCTGCCGTTTCTGATGAAATTGAGACTGAGTTTGGCGAAGGTAAAGGGTTAATTTTTTCTATGTTTGAGCCAACCTCTGTTGGGTAACATCAATGTAACTTAATGCTCTTTCTGTGCGTTCATCACATATCTGAAGATGGGCGCATAATTCATTTTTGTTCCTGTTTAATAATATGTAAACTAGCTGAAAATATAATGAATGAGGATAACCGATGTCATCATTTACAGATTTGGTTTCAGCTCTTGCATGGCCATTGGTGTTTGTGTGGTTTGTTAATAAGTATGGGGTTGATATTAAGGAGTTAATAGTACGTCTGAGTAGATTCAAGATTGGAGTAGCTGAAGCTGAGTTTAATGCGGGACTAACCGCAGCAGAAGTATTAGCAACAGATGCATCAGTTGGGAATAGAAATATTAACAATGGTAATAATAACTCTGAATATATAAATAAAATCGCACAATTAGAGAGAATTGCTGATTTTTCACCTAGAGCTGCTATTATGGAGTCATGGTTGATGGTAGAGGAGGCTGCCGGGCGCTCTGGTTTTATACAGGGAGGGTTAAAGCCGAAACGGAATCCAGAACTATTCATTGACTGGTTGATTCAAGAAGGAAAACTTGAAGATTCCGCTGCTTTGCTGTTAAAACGGCTTCGCTCGCTAAGAAATGAAGCCGCGCACTTTCTGGATTTTGAAATCACCAGAAATGAAGCTGAACGCTATATAAGACTTGCAGCGAAGGTTTCACAACTTATTGTTGATCCAGATTAGTTTTACTTACTTAGCTTTGATAATTTATAACATGGAGTATAGTTATGAGAAATATAATCCTGGTTTGTGCTTTATTAGCTTCTGCATCAGTTTGTGCTGCGCCCTATAAGATAAAAATCCCTTCTGATCCAAAAGCTACTTATACAGTGCTGGATATTGGTCGTGAAGGTGAATATAAAACTATCATTACAAAAAGGGAAGGCCCATCTGGGACAGCATATTCGAAGAGAATATATAATTGCATGACAAATGAAGTGAAGTATCTTGGTTCTGGGGAGACGCTTGAACAGATGAAAAATTCAAAACCTGATCCCAAAATGGGGGGGATTGTAAGTGGTTCCATCGCTGACTATGTGGGCAGGGAAGCGTGTAAGTAATCATTAACAGCACCAATAAAACTCTCCTATCAAATCACATACTGATTATGCTGCCGCAAAACTGGAAACAATTTGCGGTGATTCATGGCAACGAAAGACAAAAACAAAGGCTTTCTGTCAGCATTGAAGAAAGCCTTCAACGGTGGTGATGTTACGCCCGCCGATCCGGTCGTTTTTACGAGCGGGCATAGTGTCGTTGCTCGTTCCGGCCTGTCTGCTTTACGTCCAGGTATACTGGGGAGCAACAGCGATGGCATGACGAGTGCAGCAGATTCAATTTCTTTATCCGCTGAACTGCCCGGCGAGCGCCTGCAAAAGTACAACATCCTGGAAACGATGGCTAAAAGCCCGACTATCTCGACGGCTTTAAACATTCACATTGCACATGCGCTTGCGCCTTCAAAAAAAACCGGACAAGCATTCATCCTTTCGCCAAAGGATGGTTCCGATGCTGAGGCAGTAAGTAGATGTGAAGAGTTAACCGCTGATTTGGGGGCGATGATTAATGACGGACTTCCTTCATGGGCCATGATTATGGCTATCTTTGGGGTGTCTTATGTCCGACCTTATGCTGAACAGGGCAGGGGGATAACAGGCATTGAGTCCAGTTATTACACTCTGCCACACTTCGTCCAGGAGTTTTATCGTGGTAGCCAGCTGGTAGGTTTCAGTGGTGATTACATTCTGGATACGCATAGTTTGCGCAGAGTAATAACCGAACCGTGGAATCTGGTTTCCATGAAAAATCCCTATTGGACGCCACAGCATAAAGTTATTCCGGTTAGCTACGGCACAAAAGGGTACTCACTGTTAAGTGATCAGGCTGATAAGCCGTTAATGGAGACGCAGAATTACGGAACTTCATTCCTGGAATACAGCTATGAACCTTACCTTAATTTATGTGCTTCGCTCGCCGCGCTGAAATCAACGCGAAATAATGCAGCCAAAATTGACCGCCTGATTGCTCTTACGACGAACACACTGGACCCGGTTAATGCGGCGAACTATACGCGTGGCGTCAGCCAGGCATTGAAGCGTCATAGTGACCTGGTGGCGCAAAGGTCGATTAATGCCAACGCTATTCCGACTGTGCTTAACCATCTGATACCTGTTATGGGAGACGGGAAGAACGGCATCACCATTGATACGCAATCCATACCCGCAGATATCAGTGGTATCGAAGACGTTATGTTTCACCTCCGGCAGCTTGCTGCAAGCCTCGGCATTGACGCAACAATGCTTGGCTGGGCTGATCAGATGAGCGGAGGGCTTGGAGAAGGCGGCTGGCAGCAAACTGCTATCCAGGCTGCATTGCGTGCGAACTGGATCAGACAGGCCGCCCAGCGAACTATTTATCGGCTTCTGGACATTCACCTCGCTTATAAATACGGCAAGGTTTACACCGAAACAAACCGCCCTTATGACGTGCAATTCAACTCAATGAACACTGCTATCCAGGAAGAGGAAAACCGAGAACTGGATGCACGCGCCAACTTTGTTGCTGTCATCTCCCAAATTATGGACCAGATCCAGAACAACCCGAAACTGGCTGGTAGCGACGCGTTTATGCGTTATCTGTTCACTGAGCAGTTGCACATCGACGATGACACTCTCAACACCATGATCAAAGAGTTTAAGGCGAATGAATCAGAGCAAAACAACGAGCATGGTATGTACGAATCCGCGCCGTTGTCGTCCGGTGACGATCCGGAAAACTGGACGCCAGAACAGTTAATAAACTTTGCAAAATTTGTGATGAGCAATTAACCGGAGGGAAATAATGCAATCACTGAATACTGTTACGGATCGCTTCTCCCTGGTAGAGAAAATCCGCAAACACACACCGCAGAACAACCGAAATTACGTCATTCAGTCGGTACGAGACACATTCAACTCGCCAGAAACAAAAGAGCGTATCGCGCTGGGTGAGATGTATGGTTATTACGGTCATGGTCGCCGGGCGATGCACTATAACAAAACGAAAAGCCTGAACTTGCCGGAAGTCTCTGTTGTGATGGTAGATGGGAAGCCTGTTGTATTGGAGAACGTGCCGTCAAACAGGACTATCGACATTTCGATTGACGACAACGGCATTGTTACGCATACGCAGGAAATACTGGATACAGACACCGGGCGTATTGTTCAGGGCATGATTAATTCTGGTGCTGGTGGTTGGTCGTGGGCTACATCTGGTCCAGATTCATCGGTATCCCTGGTAAAGTCTTTCCACGGCTTTGATTACGTAACTGTGCCTAACTATATCAGCCTCGACAAGAAAAGCCTGATGCTTGAATCAGCAGAAGAGCGCGATGCGGCTATTCATGCAGCACTTATCGAACAAGGTTTTACCGATAACGCTGCTACGGATCTGGTTCACCACTTTTCAGCAATGAAAAATCAGCAAGCCATGCTCGAATCTGCACATCGTGAAGCCCTGGAATCAGAATTGATGCTCCTTGAAGTGGAAAACATACAGCTTCGAGATAAGCTGCGCGCTCAAACAGCGATGATGGAAAGCCAGGGGGAAAATGCAAAGCAATGCCGCCGGATTTTGCGTGACGCTATCCAGGAAATGCCTGTTTTTATCAGCGCAGAACAGCGCCGGGCGCTTTGCCGTATGCAGTCTGAAGATGATGCCCGCATAGTGGCTGCGATGCTTGAATCTCTTGGGGCAAATGCTACTTATGGCTTACCGGTATCAGGCAAGAAAGAACCAGAGTTATCACCGAAGGAGAACAAAAACACCACCCCGTTACTCTTCGTTTCTAGAAGGGGGTGATTGCCTTGTTAAGTTAAATTTCTAACATAGTGTATTTATATACACTGTTGATCCTGGTGGATGGGATCGAGTAGGATCGCGGTCACTGCTCCGGTAGCGACTGCCAAAAAAGCAAAAGCCGCTGAGAAGCGGCTTTTTGGGTGTATAAATCCACTGCCATAGATTTATACGGTAGATAGATTTTTTCACGGAACTATCTGGTGAGTATTTTAAATTCAGTTTCAGTAACTTTCAACACTTCTGAGTATAAAAACAACACTGAATACCACAAAAAAATCAAAGGTCATCAGTTGAGTTTTTTTGCTCGTCATAGCGGTCTTCTTTCCCCTTCACATAGCGCCATTATTGCCGAGTTCGCCAACCTGGCAGGGTCTACCGATGAATACATGATCCGTCGCTCATATGCTGATATGTCCGAGATTACAGGACGCAGTATTTCTACTGTGCGCCGGGCATTTGCTGAAGCGACGAAGTGCGGAATGCTTGTTAAGCAACATCAGGTAGCGAATAACAATGCCCAGGTGTGTAACGTATATCGGTTTACGACACAATTTCTCCACTTCATTCATGTAGCAATGGAGATAGGGGGTAAGCAGGGCATCAAATTTGCCAACGCCACAAAACTGGTTAAGCAGTTGATTTCAAAGGTTCGTTATTTTTTTGAAACTGGGAACCCCCTGTTCAAATTGAACAAGTCCCCCCATGTTCAAAATGAACAGCCAATAGAAAATAAGAGTCACTCTATAGCCAAAAGAAGAGAAAGATCATACGCGGTTCAGCCAAAGGCTTCACCAGCAGATAGTTCTCAAACGGATAACGGTGTACTGGATAAAAAACCAGTAATCAGGGAAGAACATACCAACCACTGCCTGGCGGCGGCAAAAGCGAGAGCTGCAAAGCGTCGTTCAGACGAGGGGCACGCAAAACGGCAGGCTCTGTATCGTACCGCTGAAAAGCTGGCAAAAAAATTTGCATGGATACGTAGTGCCGCTACCGCAGTGAATAAGCCTAAACAATCCAATGCCCTGGATTTCTCAATGGATTATTCTGGCTCCCAGGGGTGTGCAACCATTGGTGAAGCCTTTGACCTGATGAAACAGCGTGGCTATCGGTCTGAATTTGACCGGGAGGATTGGTCAATCCCTGCGGGATTTAGGGGATGACCTGTGTGTCTACAAAGCATCCCAATGATCGGAAAATGCCCGCTCGATGATTTATGTTAGAAAATTAATTTGCTGTTTCTAAATCGGAATGTATGATCTGCATCATCGACTGAAGTCATCCATTGCTGAAATTTTTAGTTGATCTTCCATGTTTTCAGGCTTATATTCATGCCGTCGTAGCAAATTCTGCGACCAGGTTTGACAGCCTGAATGTTAGTGCGGACAACCGCAGATTTCCGATATTGCGGTATTTTTGTGTCCGTAAACCGCGTTACGCCCGAATTATGGTGGGGCGTGATGGGGAGGCTTCGGCCTGCTGGTTTCACTAACGCCAGTCTGTCAACCCTGTCACGTCCTGCCACCTGTTTGACAGCGGGTAGCAGGTTGTTAAACCTGTTAGTGAGGCCGTAACTATGGTTAATGCCAATCCTTGCTCACGTCCAGAATTCATCTGGCGTTTCCACTCCCTGCAAAAACACTGCGATCACTTCGCAATTGCCGCAACCGAAAAAGAAGCCCGTTCTCTGATCCCTGATCAGCATGGTGTTCTTACTGGTCGTTTCTCTACTTCCCCACAACCAAACACTAATCCCTGGTATCGCAATATTACCAATCCCGGCATTGCGGAGGCACACTGATGGATATCTGCATTCTTGAAAAGCCATCAATGACCAGCATTGAGATCGCGGAGCTGGTGGGAAAACGTCATGACAATGTGAAGCGTACCATTGAAACATTAGCCGAATCCGGCGTTATTGTTCGTCCTCAAATTGAGGATGAACCAAAAATAGATGTAATGGGGCGTTCTCGATTAATTCAGGTGTTCCGATTTAGCGACGAGCAAGGCAAACGAGACAGCATCATTGTAGTCGCACAGCTTTGTCCTGAGTTTACTGCCCGGCTGGTGGACCGCTGGCGCGAACTGGAAGAACAAGTACGCCAGCCGTTGACCGAAATAGAGATGATCGCCGCAATGGCTGCAAATGCAGTTCAGCAGCAAAAGCGGCTTCATGCTGTTGAGTCAAAGGTTAGCCAGGTCGCTGAAACCGTCGAGCAAATCAAGAAGGGCAATATGCCAGATGGCTACATTGGCTACCGCCAGCTGGCGGCGAAATGTGGCCTGACCGAAGCCAAATGCCGTAACCTGGTTAACGCTTACCGGATTCCCACCGATACACATGAGTTTTTAACTCCAGAGGGGGTATTGTCGCGTCGTTCCATCGTGGCCTTATCTCCCTTCATGAATGCTTTTAACCGGATGATGTCGGAGGCTGAACACCGAGGAAAACGCTGGTATCACCCCAAAATGGGGCAATTCCAGGTGATCGGTTGGGGAGGTGAGTGATGGACATCATGCAGGCGGTAAAAAAAATCAGGGAAGGACAGGCTGAAGTGTGCCGCCGTAAAGCATGGAGTGTTGGTGTATGGGCCTGGCCTGATAATTACTCTACTACCGGATGGTTTTGTATTAATGGACTCCAGATCCGGGAAGTTGATTTATCGACGGCTGATATAGTCGGTAATGATTGGATCGTGACTTGAAGCGTGATGCCCCGGCCTGGCCGGGGCTTTTTTCATGCCTCATTAGTTGAGGTTGCTGCGTCTCCGACTGGTAACAGAGCGGTATTGCGTGGTTCGCCAGCAGGCCAGCGATAGCCAGACACTCTTGATGTTGGGAATGCGCGAATATTAACCGCATCCCCCTGGTTCCCACCCAGGACAAGCAGATCGCCATTGGCGCGGCGTCCGACAACGAAGCCTACGTGCCCACCGCCTACACGGGTAAATACAACGATACATCCGTATGCCGGTGTATCTAATTTCTCGCCCCAATCCAGATAGGATTTTGCCGACTCAAATCTTGTTGAGCGGATGCCTACACGTTCCAGCATTGCACCGACAAATGCTGCGCACCACGGCGTTTCATCGTCTTTAATTCCGCCGCGCTTGATGTCGCGCCAGAACTGAACGATTTCAGGGTTGTGTTTAGCGCCTTTTATTTCAGTCAGGCCAATGTGCTTACGGGCTTCAATTAGCCAGCGAGGTTCAATGTTTGCCATATTTTTCTCCCGGTCATGGGTTAATAAGTAGGCAAACTATGGGGAGTATGTGATTTTGACGGTAGTATCGTCCCCCTGAAAATAACATTCTCCATACCCTCTCAACCGTACCGCATAGCGGAATTTTTTACGGTTTAGAGGGGGAAATCCTTTGGACAAACTACTTCATTCAATCAGTGAAGCCTCCAGCTTAGGCGAACTGATTGAAATTGTTAGTCGGTTGCATAAATTACGTGCTGTTGCGACCTTTGGCGTCAGGAAAGCCGATGGCGTCAGTATTCAGAAAACACGCCGGGCAGCAAATAATGCCGCAGTAAATCTTCTTAATTCCCTTCCGCCCGGCTTCGATGGGGCGAAATTAACTGACGAACAACGTCAGATTCTTGCCGGGTATACCGGTGAAGGCGGCCTGACAGATGGTGAGGGCAGCCAATACGAATACTACACGCCACAGTTTATGGCTGAAGGTATATGGGATCTGTTTGCTGACTACGGTATTGATGGCGGGCACGTACTGGAACCATCAGCGGGCACAGGTATTTTCCAGGAGACAAAACGGCAGGGCATGATAATGACCAGCGCGGAACTGTCTCCGATTTCTGGTCGAATAAACCAGCTTTTGCACCCGGAAGACGATGTGAATATCGGGGCGTTTGAGGCGCTGGCGGCGAAAGATGCAATGTATGACCACGCTGTTGGTAACGTACCGTTTGGTGAAGGGCGTTCCGGCGTTGCCGGGCTTGATCCGGCATATGCAAACGAGAAGAACGTTGGCAATTACTTTGTGCTGCGCACGATCGACAAGGTTAAGCCTGGTGGGCTTATCGTATTGGTGGTGCCAAATGGCATGACCGATGGTACGAAATATAAAAAATTGCGCGATAAAGTCAGCCGTAAAGCGGAATTTTTGGGCGCACATCGTATGCCTTCCGGTACGTTCAGCGAATCCGGTACAGATACCGTGGTGGACGTATGGGTATTGCGTAAACACCCGGAAACCTTCCTGGAGATGATCCCCGACACGGATGATTCAACACTCAAATCGGCAAACGTCCTTTGGGATACCTTCCTCAAAGGAAAATGGTTTACAACCGAAGGGAAGCGATTTGTTTACGGCGACATGGAACGTGCCAGCTTCCGCAATACCCTGGTGGTGAAAAAAGACGGTCGTGTATCCAATGAGTCGATGAAAACCGCGCTATCTCGTCGCTTTGATAGTCGCATCAATTGGGATTTGCTCGGCGTAACTACTCAGGCATGGCAGGGCGCGAAAGTGGGCGATAAACGCCTTGTAGGCGGTATCTGGCATGAGTTTGATGGTCTGAAATGGGTTAAGGACACGACAACCAAATCCTCCGCGCTTGATGTAAGTCGATATGGTGTTTCGACGTTTGGCGATCTGCAGATCGCGTTCCAGTCAACAAACGGGATTCTGGCTTTGTCATGGGACCAGATATCGGCGATCGCGTCCGACTATCCATCGGTTGTCAGTGATGAAGTGGCAGCAATGATTCGCTTTGCTGGCAAGCAGCGAGAAAAAGATAGAGAGCGCGTTATGCGCGGTGCGCTGATAGGGCAGTTGATCAACAAGGCACTTGATTTGCGTAACCTGGGGGTGAACGTTGATGACAAACTGGCAGATGCATCCCGCCTGGCGGCAGCAGAAGTTGCGAAGTATGGACCACCACACGCCATTAAGCTGAATGGGCTTGCTGAAGCTGGCGCTAAAAACTGGATGACGTTCACTGGCAATGTGAAACAGGATGGTTCCACTTCTGACCTTCTGGCAGGGCGACTTGATGTAACGGATGGTGCTGCCGGTATTGACTTTACACGTCCTGAACAAGTGATAGCACATCTTTTCAGTGATGTAGCCCTTAATCCTATAACGCTGGGAGACTTTCGTGAGGCGTTTGCTGGTGAACTGCCAGAGGACGACGACGCGGCCCTTGAATACCTGGCGAAATTTGATGATATCGCTATTGATGGGTATGGCTGTCTGCTGCCGATGGACCGCGCCACCAGCGGCGATGTTGCAACCAAAACAGCACTGCTGGTGGGCTGGCGTGATGCGTCAACAGGTGAGCAGAAAGCGAACTTTGAGCGTCAGTTGGCGAAAATCGAAGAGAAACGCATTTTCACGCCACTAAATAAAGTCACCGTTAATCTGAATGCCCGCTGGCTGGATCGCCGCTTGATAAAAGAGTTCTTGGCAGAGCAGGGCTATGACGAGTTTAAGTACACTGAACCTGATCTGAAGGTCGTCGATGGCATTCTGGTATCTCCGGACGATTACGAAGGTAAGGACGGGGTATTTACCGGCTATCAGCTACGAACCGTAAACGGCAAAAACGGGAATGAGTTCAAGAAGGCCAACAATAAAGACGGCTTCCTGAACCAGTTAGAAAACTACCTGAACGGTGTTAAACCGCGTGGGCAGAACGCTAACGAGTACCTGGATAAAATTGCTCAACTGGAAGTTAGCTTTAACGACTGGTTACGCACCCACCCGCAGGCGGATCAGATAGCCCGTGACTATAACGACGCATTCAATGGTTTCATTCCGTTCACACATTCTGACGCACCGCTTGGCCTGGAAGGGATTAGTGGAAAGCGCATTCCTCTGACTTATCAGAATGAAGAAGTTCGGCGCTTGTCAGAAGATGGGCGTGGCATCATGGGATTTGGTACCGGGCTGGGTAAAACCACGACCGCGCTTGCGCTTGAGGCGTATAACTTCGAAACAGGTCGCACTAAACGCACGTGTATTGTTGTTCCGAAGGCGGTTTATCAGAACTGGTATCACGAGGCACAGAGTTTCTACAGTGCTGATGCCTTCGCCAATATGATGTTTATCGGTTTGGATGAAGTTCGTGATGACAGCGGAAATATTCTGACCGCGCCGGTGCTTGATGAAAATGGCGAACCACGCCTCGACAGTAACGGGCAGCCTCTTACCAGAAATGTTGTGAAAGAGTCCTCCAGCGCCGTTATCGTTCAGCGTATGAACATGATCCCGTCGTCAAATTGGCGAACGGTCATCATGACAAAAGAACAATTCGCGTCTATCCCGCTACGAGAAAAAACCATCGAGGAGAACTCACAGCAAGCTGTCTTTAATGCTGTGGAAATGGGGCGTCTTGACCTGGCGTCCGGTAAACACCGTGATGCGCAGAAGAAGAACAAGATTAAGGATCAGGCCGCGAATACCGGTACAACGAAGAAGCAAAATATCCCGTACTTTGAGGATATGAACTTCGATAGCGTGATTGCCGACGAGGGGCATAACTACCGCAACTCCTTTAATGCCGGGCGTGAAGCGGGACAACTGGCATATTTGCCTAACCCGGCAGTATCCAAGATGGCCCGCGACATGGCTGTAAAAGCTGCGTACATGATGAAACGCAACAACGGGCGTGGTGTAGTCATGCTGACGGCAACACCGCTGGTGAACAGTCCGATTGATGCCTTCAACATGCTGTCTACTGTCATTCCGCAGGAAGAGTGGATGCGTATGGGCATCATTACGCCTGATGATTTCGTTCGTGTGTTTGGCAAAACAGCCACAGTTCAGGTCCAGAAAATTTCCGGGGAAGTGGAAGAGAAGCAGGGGCTGGTGGGCTTCCAGAACCTTGACGGCCTGCGTGGTATTTTCCATCGTTGGGCCACTCTGAAGACTGCTGCAGATGTCGGAGCGACGGTTAAAATTCCCGACATCATCGAGAACACCTTGCAGATCCCGATGACAGGGGAGCAGGAGACTGCTTATGAAGAGCTTCGTAAGCGTGCTCAGGAGTTAAGTCGCAATGATGAGCTGACAGTCGATGAAAACGGGCATATCACTAACGACAAACCGGATGATTTCATCTTCTCCATCATCCGTGACATGGATAAGGTTGCTATAGACCCGGATCTGTATGCCAGTGCGATTACATTCCAGTTCCCCGTTGAGCTTGCAGACCAGGTAAAAGCTATTGCTGATGCCTTGCCAAAAGTAGCTGGCGGTAAAGTGGCAGATGATGTTGATGAGGCCGAGGAAGACGGCGCTGGCGGGCTGGTCAGTACGCGTACCAGCAAGGTAGTGAAGACCGCTTTTAGTGAACATCCGACGCATGTTGAAATACGTGCCAGCATTGAACTGGAAGCTGAAATACTGAAGGCCATTGCGGCTGCCGGCATTGATATGCAGCAGGTATCGCACCCCATCCCGCCGAAGTATGCCGCGCTGATCGAAAATCTTCGTGAAGGTCTGAAGAACGGTAAGCAGATCGTCTTTATTGATGAAAAAGCCCAGCACCAGAAGCTGCGCCGTATTATCGCCAGTGCACTGCAAATGCCGGAGCAGGAGATTGGCATTATCAATGCGACGACAGTTAGCCAGGCTGGTGGCATCAAACTGAAGAAGGTGAATAAGCCGACCGAACCTACTCCAAACAAAAACGGTGAATACAAAGAAGGGGCATGGGAAACCTACTACAGCAAACTTGCCCAATATGAGGATTATCTCTCCGCTAAAAATGATGCTGGCCTTGAGGGCATGGAAGGTATTGCCGCCGACTATAACGAAGGTCGCACGCGCATCATAATCTGTAACAAGAAGGCTGAAGTAGGTATTAACCTGCACATCGGGACAACCGATATCCACCACCTGACACTACCCTGGACACCAGCCAGTATCGACCAACGAAATGGGCGCGGTGCGCGCGTAGGTTCACCGCAAGAAAAGGTCAATGTTCACTACTATTGTGGCAAAGGCACATTCGATGACTTCCGTCTGGATACGCTTAAACGTAAGAAAGACTGGATCAAGATGGTGATGACCTCCGACATGTCAGAGATCGCCAATGGTGATGCGGATGATGCTGATGAACGCGCCATTATGCTGGCGGCAAACCCGGAAGAACGCCGCGCAATCATGGCTCGCCAGGCGCAAGAGCGTGAAGAACGTCTGAAACTGAAAGCACAGCGCGAGGCCAACAATGCTCTCGATATCTACCTGAAAGCGGCAAACGCCGCCGGAAAAGATATCGGCATGATGGAGACAGAACTGAAAAGCGCGATGGAACAGATAGAGTATTACCAGCGAAATCTTGACGACCTGATAAAAGCGGGTACGAACAGGAATGGGCAAAAATACGCGCTTGAGCAGTTGAGTAGCTACAGAAAACGTGCGCGGGTGCTGCGGTTTGCGATCACCAGGGCAAAAGACGCGGATACCATAATGAAACGCTCTCGTGGTGATGTGGAGCGCGCTATTAAGTCTGGTGTGCTGGATATCAGTATCGATGTTATTCAGAACCCACAGGAATATATGCGCACTGACAAGAATATCCTGTTGCATAAAGGTAGTTATTACCGTGCAGTCATTGATGATCGCGAAACAACAGCGATTGTCCGGGTGGAAAAAATTGACGGTGAAAAAGCACAATACCTCTGCCGTATCGCCTGGCTGGATAGAGCAAGTCGTTACGCTCGAGCACCGGGGTCAATCGTTACATTGCCGTTTGACTCTGTGATTGAAGCGGTAACTTTTGAAGAGGGGGTAGCTGAATCGCGCGCAACGGCTGCGCGAGGTGTTCAGTGCCACCAGCTATCAACAATACTTACTCGCGATCAGTTCTATGATGCTATTCGCAATGGGGTAATGAATGTTATTGCTGGTAAACCTGGTAATGCATGGGGCGGTGGGTCAGCTATTAAATACTGGGCATATCGCACAGATGATGGTCAGATCGCGCTGTCATCGGCCTATGATGGCGTGATAGGCCAAAAAATCGGGCGAGCATCGGATATAGCACCTGAGCGATGGATATATCCTGATGGCAACGACGAGGCGCTGAAGCGTGAAGTGGCAAAAATACAAGCCAGTGATAACCCGCTGAATATCGTGGACGGCGAGGGATTCCTCCAGGCATTGTATGGGTATGATTACATCCAGGGAATGCAGGCATGGGGCGCACAGGCAACGATGGATGATGTTGCCCAGGAGTTCGAAAACTGGATGGCTGGGCGTGGTCTGTCAGGTCGTTCGCTTAATAAAGTCACTTCTGAAGATATTCTTAGCTTGTTCCGCAAACCGTCCGGAGAAGGTCTGGAATCATTCTGGAGGACCGTGCTGGCATACCGTTTATTCCAGGGCAGGATGAAAGCCTTTAGCAATATCGATGATATTGAACGGATGTTTAATCAGGTCAAGATCGCGAAAATTAAGGCGAAGATCGAAAAAACACGTTCTGCGCTGGTGGCCTGGCGCGATGCATTGTTTGAGCAATATAAATCACTCAGTGATGCAGATGGATGGGCGGCATTGGAACAGCTGGCGAATAATGGGGTAGATGGAGCGAAACTCGCCATTGTTCAGGCTGATAACCCCCTGGAATCACCGGCAGCACAGTGGATTAAGGTGGGGGCTGTCATCAATGCATTTGATGAAAAACACATTAGTAAGGACGATTTTGCTGATGCTGTTTCTGTTAATCGCCTGGTAGAAATGGCTACCCGCCGCGCCCGTGAGTTGAAAGACGGCGACTATGTGAATGAGTTGCCGGATACGCTCAAATCGGCAACGTGGCAGGACTATGTATCGCTGAAAAACGGCGGGGCCACTGAATCAGAGATCGCGGAAAGGCTTGAGCAGGCTGAAAGCAAAAGAGAAGAGCAGGCGGCAGTGGCTGAAGCCAGAGCTGATGAAGCGGCGAATGATGACTATATCATTGTGGTTAATGATAAGCCGATTCGCGCTAAGGCGCGTGTTCGCGGGCGCTGGTGGAGCGTCAGCGAGGACGTTGGCGCGGTTTATCTCATTGCCGACCAACCAGGTTCCTCGACAATACGGAACGCCAAAGACGCGATTAAGAAGATTGGCGGGCGTTTCTGGAATTTTGAAGCAAACCCGGTTGCTGATGTGAACTTTGACCGTCCTGCATGGATGGTATCTACGCGTTACTCGGTAGATGAACTGCGTAAAATAATCGCCGATGCGGCCTAACAGATAAGGAGCGGCCCCAACTGGGGCCGAATTTGAATGACGACATTAATTGACACTGTAAAACCGACGGAATCCTACCTTGAGGACATTTTGCCGCAGGCGCTCAATGGCAGGAGTGAAGAGGCGTTTCTGGATGCATATCTGAATGGCATGGTGGAAAGGCTGAAACGAGATCCACAGCTTTATCACCTTTATGGGCCGTGGTGGCCTGCGCTTAAAACGTTATTGCTGGAGCGCGGCGACATATCATTTGGACAAGTGGTAGATAGTGATGTGGCAGAGATCTACAAAATGAGTCGCCCGGCGCTTACGGTTTTGGCTGGGCATCTGTATTCGAGCGATCGCCTGGAAAATGACGCGGTATACAATCCTGTTCATGCTCTGGAAGTCGCACCTTATGCCGATGATACAGAGCCATACGTGTACACAAGTTACGACGAGTCTATAGAGAAATATCGAATTATGGGGTAGCCATGCGAAAGAATCGTAGGTTTACGGTCGAAGACCTAAAGGAATATTCCATATCGAAGGGGTATATCCTTGAGTTCCACCGATACAAGAAGGTTTTTACGCTGCGAAAAGCAGAAAACCCTGCGAACTGGAGCTGGATATACTTTCCTCACACCGATGATAAGTTGGTAGAACTTGTTGATGATTTAACCTATGAAGGTTGGTTGATCGCAATCGACAAGACAATCAAAGAATTATCCGAACAGGATAAAATAACCCTTTAAAAATAACAGGTTGGGTAAATGCCATGCGATTTACCCTCCTTGTTGATTAAGGTCGCTCTTTACTCTAAAAGCAAATCCGACCTGTTGCATATAGACCATCCTTGAGTAGTATCTCTCTTGTTTTACAAATCTAACGTTGTTGTTATTATTTCGCATATTTACTATCAATTGGTGTGTTAGAAAAATAGCGCGAAAGAGAAGGCGTCGCAGTGAATATTCTGAAACATCCCCACATGCCGCAGCTCTTAGAGAACTGGAGAAAAACCCAGATCTAATCAAAAGGAACCATGAGCATTACGAGCAGGTTCGCGTCCTGGACTGGATGTATCGCAATATGCGTTATGTGTATGAGCATACTCACGCCACTCCAAACGGTGGCCTGCGAGGCATAAGGACGGCAATAAAAATGGTGGCAGAGGGCCAAAAGAAGGGATATCCCGATCTTTCTATAGACCTTGCTTGTGGGGGATACCACGGAATGCGCATTGAGATGAAACATGGGAGAAATCGCCTGACTCCCGAACAACTCGTCTGGATGACTCGCCTCACAGAAGCCGGTTACTACTGCTTTGAGGCGCGCAGTGCCGCTGAAGCCATAAAAGCTATCACGGAGTATGTTTGTCTTGATTAAACGGAGAAATCGTTTTGCGTTTACATAACGTGGCAGAACTTATCCCTGCAGGAACTAATGCTATCGCTCGTCGTCGCTCATGGCAGCAGGCTCTATGTATTGAGATCTCGAAACGTATCAATGGAAGTTTTGAAGCTCGCAATATTGTTACTGGCGATAAGGTTCACATAACCCCGGAAAGTGCAAGCGCTGATGATTGGGAGTTTGTACATTGAGCAAAAAATATTATGTGAGTCTGGCGTTCGCTGACGATGCGGGGAGGACGCGGAGTATCACGTTGAGCACACCGGTTCAGGCTGTGACAGCGCCGTTAATCCGTGAAGCTCTCAGAGAGCTGGAATTGGGTGAAAACTCGGCACTGTTGTCGGTTAGTTGGTTAGGGAAAATGTCAGAGAAACAATACGTGGATGGAGTTACCCCAATAACAGTAATGAGGCTACTTTCATTGCTGCAATGGGCCATCGTACCTGTATTTATCGCGTATCTTATTTATCAGGCTGCAACACAGTAATTGCATAAAAACCCGCCAATTAGCGGGTTTTTTGTTTATTGCATCTTCCGATACCGTCATCAAACTAATAAAATATGTTAGAAAACTAATTTAACAAAGTGACGGGAACAGCAATGAGTCAACACACTGATACTTCTAATCTGGAAATTATCTCGACAGCAATTGAAACGCTGCGCACACAAATCGCTCTTATACAGAAACGGAATCCTGGTGATGACCTGTCAAAGCGACTGCACGAGAGTGTCATTGCCACTACAGATAACCTGGTGGCGGAAATCAACAAGCTGCTTGATGATGGGGCAGTTGATTACAATAAGCTGGTGGATCAGTTTGAGGAATACCAACAAGCCGTTAATGATGGCTTGATCCGTTTTTCACAAGTCACAGGCGTATCAGCGACAGTTGAAAGCCTGGGTGATGCAGTTAATCAATTTGCCACGAATATGCGTAATGAGATCGGCAATCTGGAAGCGCGTCTTGAACAGGCAAATACACTGCGTAAATCTGCTGAAGCCGATTTGAACCGTTACAAAAAAGACTATCCGCCCACCCTGACAAAGCGGCTGGATGTTGCGGAGAAGGATAACCGCACGCTGAAAAGAGAGCGCCGGGAACTAAAAGAGCGTTTAACCAAGCTCAATCAGCAATGCATTGATTATCAAGGCGAAGGCGTCACACTGCGTAAAAAGTTGGCTACAGCGCAGAGCATTATCGAAACATTAAAGCGAGAGTGCTCACAGCTTGGTCACGATCTGAACCGTGCTTGTGGCATGGGACAAAGACCAGAGACATTTCCACTTATGTATGACGGAAGGGATGCCATTGCCTACATCCATGAGTATCCGCACGGCCTGGTTGCGGAAACTGGGCAGCGTGGCGAAGCACTGCTGACGGCTAATTACCATCAACAAATCAGAACCAATCGCCTGTTAACGATGGATGTGATCCCATCGGTATGGGGAACGCCGCTTTACTATCGCCTGCCGGGCTTCGAAAAGGACTGGAATACCGACATAGACGAATGTCTCGCAGATAAAATTATGGCGTACCTGGAGACGGATTTTCCGCGCTTATATCGCCGGATTATGGACTCAAAGGATGCGCCAATCGATGAATTAAAAATGCGTCCGGAGACGCTGGAGGCAATCAAGCAGACGGAGTTTGATACTGTATTCAGTGTGGCCTGCATTCCAAGCTGTTTCCATGAAAGCATTCCGTTCATGCAAGGAGATCGTCGTCAGGAAATCATTGACGCTTGCCGGGTATGGGCGAACGAATGGGATAAGAAGAATGGGGGTGTAGAAGATCTTTACGGGAAGTAATGTGTTAGAAATCTAAAATCACAATTCGAATGTGTTGATTGTGAAGGTAACTTAACATAGAATTTTCCTTGCTGGTGGGCGGTACCCACGTTTCGCTTGCTGGGCTTGATAGTCACTTATTGGTTATTGTTCGCCCACCAGCATTTAACAAATTAAAGCGTTAGAAAAGTATAGTAACGCAAGAGCACGCTTTGGCACTGTGCAGGCAAAAGTTCAGCAGGTTTAGTGCGGAAAGTGGTTTCAGAGAGAGCACTTTGCGGAGTAAACGACAATACATGTTGAGCCACGGAAGGTCTTTTTAAGGTGTTCATTGATGATGGTCCGGCAGAGAGTAACGGTACATGCTGCATCTAATCATCAATGCACATCTTCAACATTAAGGAGGCATAGGGATTTTTGTGGCGGTTACCTTTTGCCCTGAGTCTCCTTAATGTTGCAGTAATGCACCTATGCGGATGTGGCCTTGCATTGTGTCTTGAAAGAATGGGGTAAGGCCGGGGATATCCCCAGGGGGAGGCACTCCCGCTGCAACGAACAGCCACAGACGGCAGTCGAGTGATGGGAACGTGAAAAGACTTTAAACCTCGTTATGGCTGGCGTGGCAAACGCGACAACCGAGACAGAGCGGTGACGGGCGGAGAGAGTGCCGCATCAAGAAAGAAGCCGACTTGTGATCCCTTTCAGCGGGCATTTGAAAGTGAATCCAACTCAGGCAGTCGGCTTCTTTCTTGTGTGAGATGTAGCGTATTTGCCCATCTTCGGGTGGGCTTTTTTAGGGTTTTCGTCATGGTTAGCGACTTTGCGGCGGTTTAGAAACCGACCATTAAAGTAAATGCAAACGATGATCTGATGATGGTAGCGGCCTAAGAAGCCAGACGCCACGGGGTATGAGTCGTCCCCCGTCAAAAAATCGACCGCAGAGTGTCCCCGTCTGTGTATTAGGGAACGGGGAGGCATAACAGGCAAGGGCGCTGGTGTGATTAACCAGATGAATGAGAAGGGTCAGGTCTTTCTGGTCAGCGCCCTTACCTGTTACGTCCCTCCCGCGTAACAGCCATTGCTTAATGGCATCCTGGGGGAATTTCTTGTAACGGGTATATCCCGTCATGCTGAAGGCGCTAATCACGCTGGAAGCCAGGGTTGTGCATCCCCTGTTACCGAATTGCAGCCAGGGCGCGGTGCGCCGAAAAGCATACGGAGGTGGAAGCCCTCGCCGGAGACGTACCCGGCAAGTGATGGTGTAGCTCAGCGGTTAGAGCGGTTGACTGTTAATCAACGGGTCGATGGTTCAAATCCATCCACCATCGCCAATGCCGGTTTAGCTCAGTTGGTAGAGCGCCTGCCTTGTAAGCAGGATGTCAGCGGTTCGAGTCCGTTAATCGGCACCAGCACAACAGGTAAGGGTATTTTGCGACGTCGGAGATCGCCGAGCTTGGCAGAGGGTTCGAATCCCTACGAAGTACCCTTACCGTTGTGATGAAGTGCAGCTCTTTGAAGCAACCAGAAGATAAGCATCTGGCTTCACAACATAAACCGCAGGAACGACCAATAAACGGTAGTCCGTACGGAGAACACCCCGTTGAGGAAGAGGCCTGGCCGGAACCGTAACCGGCACTACAACGTTGAGAACACTGGCGTAACGGGGTCATATCCCAATCTACGAATAAATGTTGCGTTGCAGCGTGACAACCAGTGTTCTCAACGTTGTGGTGGATTCGCAGGCTGATGCGATAGCTTTCTTGGATGTTAGGGAAATGCGGCCGCAAATCTTCCCTTTCGCGAGCGGTGATCGTCCGTAGTCCTAATTGGCTGCACCGTATGCCGGAGATTCAGTACCGGCCACCACAACGGCCGGAGAGTAGGGCGCATGGTGCTCAAGCGGTCTTGAAAACCGTCCCATTGCGCAAGCGATGATGGTTCGATTCCATTACTCTCCGCCAGCGCAACGTTAAGAGTATTTGGCTAATTAAGCGAATGCCGGAAGCAGAACCGGATCACCAAATGCGTACAGGCGTCATCGCCGCCCAGCCAGCCAAGTGCTCTTACCATTGCGGTGAATGCGGCTAAGCGCACGCGGAACAGTTAAAACAATCCTCCTTAGTGGTTAAGTCAAAAATCCCGGCGTTAATTGTTAACTGGTTAACGTCACCTGGAGGCACCAGGCACCGCAACCTAATAAATACGTCATGTTTATTGAGGGATAACCAATGTTCGGTAAATTTTTCGGTAAGAAAGTCGCTTCAGCAAAAGTAGAGCTGAAAAGGGTTGAGAATCGCGATCTGATGGAGGCCATTATCGGTGGCTGTTTGTTGGTGTCTGCCGCAGATGGTGAAATCGAAAAGGAAGAAACAGCGAAACTTGATCAGCTTGTCCGCTCTAATCCTCGCTTAAGTCATTTTGGCAACGAAATTACCGCAACAATCACCCGTTTTACTGAGCAACTGGAAGCTGGTTTCCGTGTTGGTCGCATGAATATCCTTCGCGAAATTGAAGATATCAAAAATGATCCAAAAGAAGCGGAAGAAGTATTCGTTAACATGCTGACGATTGCAGAAGCGGACGGTGAAATCGAGCCAGCAGAACACAAAGTACTGGAAGAAGTAGGCCGTCGTTTGGGCCTTCGTGTGGAAGATTATCTGTAATGATTGGCAAGGCGCGTATTGCGTGCGCCATTGGTTTTCTCGTTTTGTCCGTGCTGGTGGATTTCACCAGCAAAGTGATGTCGGTGTTGGCTGATGGGGCACTGGTTTCAGTAGCTGTGGTATTGCTATTGCCGATTATTAAAGCTGCGTTCAGGAACTCATGATGGATTTTTGGACGTATATTGATAAGAACCCTGGATGGTCTTTGCTATTTCTGCTTGTGATCGTATACGGAGTAGAACAAGTAGCGAAGAATCTCAGGCGTCGAAAATAAAAACTAATTGGCCCCTTAGCTCAGTGGTTAGAGCTGGCGACTCATAATCGCACGGTCACCGGTTCAAGTCCGGTAGGGGCCACCATATTTGGTTGTAACACGGCGTCTGGCACATGCGTCGTTAGCGGTCTGGTGACGTTAAAGGGGTTACCTTTTCCCCTAGCTCAGGCAACAAACCAGGTAGCCGGAATGTGCAAGCCCCGTTCATATCGTCGGACCGAGGATTCACCATCCTGGCGATTCGGTGTGACAGCCGGAAGAGCACGGCGCACAACAGGAAAAGGCGTTTAATTAGCGTGAGCGCCGTTTCCGTTGTGGTAATTGCGGCTATGCGCTCGTGACGAAGCCATTTTCATTCACTACGTTCTGATAAGTGACGTCGCCAGGAGTGGCTAACCTGGCAGGTGGAGGCACCACCGCCACAACTCCTTTCAATTCATCATATAGCCGCTCAGGCTGTACCCCTTAATTAATACGAAGTTACGACATCACTACCGGCACTTCCGGGGGATAGTCGCGCGTGTAAAAAAGGAGACGTTATGTTAATGGCGAACGATAACGCATATGCAGAAGAAGATCTCATTTTGAGTGACTTCATAGGGAAGCGTGAACGCTGGACCCAAAAGCGAGAGGAACTTTACGCCTCATTAGTTCGCAAAGGCGTCAATATCGAAACCGCACAGAGCGGCGATATGACAGTGGTAAGCGTTGGATTGCACGGTGTAAGCGTGTCAGCAATCAATCATGAGCCATACGTTGCGTTATCCGAGTCAATGGTAAGGTTAGTTAAGTTCCTGAAGTACACAGAAGCGAATAATGTAATCATTGGCAAAAAGAATATCCCTTTTTCCTCGGCTTTTTACTGGATGATGAAAGGGCTTGATGCCCGGCGGACATCATGGCCTAAAGGGAGCTATATATCGATGTTCCGTGGCAGCATTGGCAGCAAAGAAAAGCTCTTCGAATTCTTGCCGGAAGAGGCATTCGATATTGTGGAAGGGTGCGATGTGATGGTGATGCCTCGCCTGGTAATGATGAATGGTGATTTACAGGCGCAGACAGACTGGTTTGCAACTGGTGTGGATATTATCGCGACTGACTGGGAGGCTTTCTGATGTACGGGACTACCAAATTAAGCACTCAACAGGCCACCAATATTGAGTGGTCTATCGCTAACTGTAAGATCGTGTCATGCAATGCCACGCGTACTGATGTGGGCCATAAAAGCACTATAACAGGCTATCTAGTAATGACCACCAGGGGGATGAGGGTTAGATTTCGTTGGAAAGCAGAGCAAGTAACGCCATTCAGAGAGCCATCAATGCCGCTGCAGGTTGAGCAGGATTATCTATGTTTACCAGAAATAGATGGCGGAATGCTGGTGGAGTCTGATGGTAGTAAGGCTGATTTTGAAGCCAATTTGAAGCTGGCACAGGCCGTAATCAATAGTTATCGCGGACAGTGGATCGCAAAAGTGAAACATGTTGTTCGTTTGTCTCGCTGGTAGTATTAGATATTTGGTATTAATTTTCTAATACAATCATCTTTTTGCCAGTCTATACAGTTTTAACATTCTCATTATCATCCCCTCGGTCATTTCCTGCCCGGGGGATTAATGGAACAAATCAGCAGCGCAGAAATTGCGGATATCATGATCAGGGCTGACTGCTATCTGACAGTCACTGAAATTACCACTCTCGCCAAAGAAAAATACCCTCATCTCCATGTTTCACGAGTAAGTGTAACTAACATCATTCGTCATTTTGTTCGTTCAAGCAGGGCAATCTGTGAGCTTGATGATCGTGTGTATCCACGAAAATACTGGTTGCATGGCCTGAACGGATATCAGTTCAAGGTGCGTGGGCGAACCCCGGAATACGGCAGTTTACTGGTTAAAAACTGTAGCAGGAAATCAGTCGAACAGGCGCGAAAAGAGCAACGAGAGCTGGTGGACATGGCGAATAAGCTGTGGAATGCCGCCGTTAAAAAGCGTGGTGTTGCTTTATGAGTCTGGTTAATTGGGAGGAGCACCGCGCCCGCTTTATGGCGTTGCGTGAAGAAAAAGGGATCACTGTAAAGGAATACTGTGAGGAGCATGGCCTTAGCTTCAATACAGCCAGAAAGCATCTCAATATGAAAAAAAATGAGGTGCGGTCGCAGGTAAAGACAACAAAAAAAAGCACCAAATCACCTGAAAAAAAACGGGCGGGAAGAGCAACAAAAAAGCTGGAAGAGGGTGCAGAAAAAACAAAATTTACAGAAATTGACAATTCGCAGGGCGCAGGTTCTTTCCGAAGTATGCCGAGAAAGAAAACTTCGGATCATGAAAATAATTCAAATAATAACAATGAGATAAAAGAATCCGTCAGGAGATCATTGCGCGAAAAAATGGCGAAAATGATCCCCGAAGAAGATAAAAGCGCCCCAAAAATTGAGGGATCTTCTGCAATGATCCCTGACGGTGCTGTGCAGCGTGCCACATTGCCAACTACGAATGTGGCTCGCGATATGATGAAGAACGGCGCAGAAGAACACCTGCGGTTAGCAATTCAAATGGCGCAAGAGCGCGCACTTCAGTATCAAAGCATTGTTGATCAGGAGGCCGAACGTCTACAGGCGGAAATAGACGCCTTGGGCGATAAAGAGCCAGAAGGAATGCACCCTGGGCAGCGCCTTCTCGGTCTAATCAGTGACGCGGCCTACTACATGAATGATTTTATCAGTAGGTTGGCAGCTATATATCAGTCCGAACAAAAGCTGCGACAGGGGGATGAAAAGCTTCGTCAGAGCGCTCGCCAGCAAGCATTCAAAGAGGCTGAGGCCAGAGAAAAACTCGAATTAGCACGCCTACAGGCCGAACAGCGTGGCAAAGAGATTGAATATCGCATTGGCGCTGACGCACGCGCAGCCAGAGTTATCGCCGCCGCTATACGTATGCGTGAGCGCGAGGAACTGGATGATATCGGTGTTGCTGAATACATCGAGCGCCAGGGTGTCAGCGTCCCGGCTATCCTCGCGGCGCGCGCGGCGAAAGCTATCACTCTTCTCGAACCACCTGTTTCTGACGTCAATGATGTTGATGATGAACAGCTGGACAAAGAGGCAAGGGAGTTTGCAACGCTTCAGGCTAACCATCCGCAATGGCTGGCAGAGCGCCGGGCGGATGTGGCAACCATTGTTGAAGAATTGGGGTGCGGAGATTACGACCGCAATGGCGAGCGTAAAGCAGGAGAATTCGAGGCCAACGACGAAGAGCTGGATATTGACCCTTCGGCAACGGCTGAAATTTACGGTGATTATGATGCATCTGATGCAGGGTATGACGCCGGAGATGATGATATCGCGATAGAACCGCCGGAGGATGATTAATGGCTGGAGGGCGCAAGATTAAATGCGTCACCAGCGATCCACGCTGGCGCGATATGGTAATCAAATACCGCTACAACTTTACCCAAGCTGTTGTCGATATTTTTGGGATGTTCCCCTCCCACCAGCAGCAGCAGATCATTCAGTCCGTGCAGGAAACGGGGAGTAGGACGACCGTCACGTCCGGACACGGAACGGGGAAGTCGTCCCTTACCGCGATGTTGCTGTTGATTTTCATGATCCTGTTCCCCGATGCCCGTGTCATCATTGTTGCTAACAAGATAGGCCAGGTAAAAACAGGCGTATTCAAATACGTTAAACAGTATTGGGCGAATGCAGTTAAGCGTCATGGGTGGTTGCAGACCTATTTTGTCCTCTCTGACACCATGTTTTATGAGCGCTCCCGTAAGGGGATTTGGGAAGTTCTCTGCAAAGGTTATCGACTCGGCAACGAAGAAGCGCTGGCGGGGGAACACGCGGCACATTTGCTTCTAATTCTGGATGAAGCATCTGGTATATCTGATAAGGCGATCGGCGTAATGACCGGTGCTCTTACTGAAGAAGATAACCGGATGTTGATGCTATCCCAGCCAACAAGGCCAAGTGGTTATTTCTACGATTCGCACCATTCTCAAGCAAAAACCCCAGACAACCCGAAAGGGATCTGGACAGCAATTGTTCTTAACTCGGAAGAATCACCGTTCGTCACACCACAATTCATCAAGCAGAAGCTTCTGGAATATGGCGGGCGCGATTCTATTGAGTACATGGTCAAGGTGCTTGGTCAGTTCCCACGAGAAATTAACGGCTATTTGCTTGGTCGTGATGAATGCGATCGCGCTGCTCGCCGCAAGGTGTTGTTGGAGAAAAACTGGGGATGGGTGGCAACGGCTGACGTTGGTAATGGGCGAGATAAGTCGGTCCTCAACATCTGCAAGGTATCAGGTCACAGGGATAAGCGGCGCGTTGTTAACTTTAAGGTAATGGAGATGCCTGGCACTATGGACCCATTGGCCTTTGCTGACTTCATATATAACGAATGTACGCCGGAAAAATACCCGAATATAACAATCGCGGTTGATGCTGATGGTTTTGGTTCTGATACGTGTGCGCAGTTGGTGCGTCGTGGTGCGAACCCGGTACGTATTCGGTGGGGAAAACCCATGTTTGCGAACAAAGACAGGGAGCGATTTGTTAATCAGCGTGCCTACGCAAATATTATGGCGCGTGATGCCATAAAGTCAGGGCGTATGCGGATAGACAGTGACCCTAAAACGGCAGAGCAAGCGTCAAAAATCCCCTTTTTACTGAATGAAGAAGGGAAAATGGCGATGATGCGCAAAGAGCACATGCGGCAAAAGCTAAACATCAAATCGCCTGACCGATGGGATACCTACTGCTTCACTATGCTGGTGGACTATGTGCCTGCTAATGAAGATATTGGTGCCGAAATGGCAACTTTCCGAGATCAGGTTCTGGCGGATATCGAAATGCCGGATCTGGATATATAAAGCCCCGCGATGCGGGGCCGGTTGTGATTACCAGAGCTTCGCGGCGTACTGCGTTTGGGGGAATGTGTATCCGTAACGTTCTTCGATTGCTTTGCCGTATTTTTTACGAGCTTCATTCAGTTTAATGCCGGTCAGGTCGTCTCCAGAGGCCATCATTACGTCTAACAATTCCAGATCCATTTTATCCAGCCTTGCCATTGCTTCACGTGATGTACGTATCTTACGCTCAATGATATGGCGAATAGCCGGATCGGCATCCTCCAGCATCTTAGCGGATTTCTGCTTAAGGCTTTCATTGCGAATATCGATGTTCCTTAAGATGTACGACTTCGCAACGTAGCTTGGCTGGTGTTTTTCCAGGTCACGAACACGATATAAGTTAAAATCGCCGAGAAGGCTGCAAGGTACCGATTCGACGCCAGAATAAATTGTAATGCTCCGGCGTTCACCAACATTATTGACAACGGGGATCGTTGTCTTCGGTTGTCTTGCGAAAACCAATGCGCCATGTGCGCCAACTCTAAAGCGAGAAAGGGCATTGCTGCCTTCGATGTTTGTTGTCAGCACAACATCTGTATATGCCTCTTTACGCGCCCGGTAGATCTCGCCTTCAGGCTCAGCTTCAAAGAAGCGCTGTTCTTCTTCAAGAGCACCTACGATTTGAGAAAAAACCCTATTTTTCAGGCTTTTCTTTATGATTTTGTCGTATTTTTTTAGCAATTGTTCACGTGTAAATGTACGTGTTGTTGTAGCGCTTTGCACAACGACATGCGTGCTTTGATTGGTGTCCTCAATGATGAATGGGATCGGAGAATATACAGACTCAACAATGTTCGACGCTTTGCCGTCGGCATCGCGGCACATGTCAACGAAGGCTTTCCATTCAGCAAGACATTTTTCAGCTTCTTCTAATATGTTTTGGTCATGCGTTAATGCAACATGGCGGAATTCCTCGCCAGCATAACTGGTATCATGGAAAACAGAGTTTGCGACCACCAGCTCTTTCCACCGTTCAGCGGTTTGCAGGAACCGTTTGTACTCTTTCTCGATCGACTTCTTACTCATTATTCCTACTCGATTTAGTTTTCTAACATAAAATTACTATGACAAATTTATGTCGAATAACAGAGTGAGTAAAGGATCGAACTGTGATTTTTTGTCATCAATTTTAGAAAACCAACCGTAGAAACCACACTTCGCTAATTAAAGACCATGAAGGCAACGTGTTACTGGTCATCATCAATCTATGATGGATTAAAAAAAATCGGCATTTTATAACTTTAAATAATTGGCATTATTTAAAGTTAGGCTATAATCATGTGTAGATGAACAGTATTGACATCACTGAAAATACGTGCATCCAATCAAAGGCTTGTATTTTGAAAATTAACTTATAGCTACCCTGTCATTTTTATATTTTTCGCGTAGCTTCATCTGTATATAGAGGTGAAATGGTTTCATGAGTGAATTAATTATCTCTGGCAGTTCCGGTGGTTTTCTGCGCAACATTGGCAAAGAGTACCAGGAAGCCGCAGAAAACTTTATGCGGTTCATGAATGATCAGGGTGCTTATGCGCCGAATACTCTGCGCGACCTCCGGTTGGTGTTTCATTCCTGGGCGCGCTGGTGTCACGCTCGCCAGCTTGCCTGGTTTCCGATCTCACCAGAAATGGCCCGCGAGTATTTTCTTCAGTTGCATGATGCCGATCTGGCTTCGACCACCATTGATAAGCACTACGCCATGCTTAACATGCTGCTTTCTCATTGTGGCCTTCCGCCACTTTCGGATGATAAAAGTGTTTCTCTGGCTATGCGGCGTATCCGGCGCGAAGCGGCAACGGAAAAAGGCGAACGAACAGGCCAGGCTATACCGCTGCGATGGGACGACCTGAAACTGCTCGACGTCCTGTTGTCCAGGTCAGAACGGCTGGTGGACCTGCGCAACCGGGCTTTTCTCTTTGTTGCATACAATACGCTGATGCGTATGTCGGAAATCTCGCGTATTCGTGTAGGAGATCTGGACCAAACAGGTGACACTGTCACGCTACATATTTCACACACGAAGACAATAACGACCGCCGCCGGGCTTGATAAGGTGCTTTCCCGTCGCACTACTGCTGTGCTGAATGACTGGCTGGATGTTTCCGGGCTTCGTGAACATCCTGACGCGGTGCTGTTCCCGCCGATACACCGTAGCAATAAGGCCAGGATTACGACAACGCCCCTTACTGCACCTGCAATGGAGAAAATATTCAGCGACGCCTGGGTGTTGCTGAATAAAAGGGATGCCACGCCAAACAAAGGGAGATACCGGACGTGGACCGGGCATAGTGCTCGTGTCGGGGCCGCTATCGATATGGCTGAAAAGCAGGTGTCTATGGTGGAGATTATGCAGGAAGGAACCTGGAAGAAACCGGAAACACTTATGCGGTATCTGCGCCGTGGCGGTGTGTCTGTGGGGGCTAATAGCCGCTTGATGGATTCATAAATTAAATTTCTAACACATCTTTTTAGATTGATATCTTTGCTGTAAAGTACCCTCGCCTATTTTGGAGGGTGCTTTGCAGAGTCAAATCACGGAATCAAGACGCTTCACGGTGGATGGTTACACCGTAACCTTCGCCGCTGGTGTTAAGAACAGTCATGCTGTCGTTGTATTCGGCATCATGACCGGGCTTGAGGCCGTCCCTGTGTTTACCCTCGAAAAAAACTGGCGAAATCTGGAGGAAGCAGAAAGCTACGTCCGGAAAGTAACCATCATTGCCGCCGAAAAACTCCTGGCCCACTATCAGGAAAATTATCGCACTATGGTCGAGAAGATTAATCTCGCTTTCACTCGCCCCACTACCGGCTTTATTGCACCGGATACTAATGCAGGTCGATATCCGGCAAGGGGGCGTCGGTGAAAACTTATTACCCATCTCTGAATTGTTACCCGTCTTCCTATCCAGGATTGTCCGGGAAGCTGTTAGCTCTATTAGCTAAAGCACCTACGGAATGGTTTAAGCCAGTCGTTATCAATCCACACTTCCTGGATTACGGATCTGTTCGCACTCGTAACGAACTCAAAAACCTACTGGCGCATGGATTCATTCGACACCGTGCCGGTAAAGGCTATCAGTTATCGATTGCGCCAGAAGAGGCCGTGCGGCTATTCGCATATCGTGACAGCCAGACAAAAGCTCGGGTAATAGCTCAAATACTTCATAACGGCAGCACCTATGCCCGCCAGTTTGGCGGCGACACGTCGCAGTTCTTGCGGGCGGTGCGATCGCTGGAGGAGCAAGGAGTTATTGAAAGTTCCTGTCTTCCTGTTCCAACCGTTCCACATATCAAACGTCGGGTTTACACCTTCACGCAGAGAGCTAAAAAACAATGATTTACGTAAAAGTGAAACGCCTACATCCGGCAGCAAAACTTCCAGCTTATGCCACCTCCGGATCGGCGGCGATGGATTTTGAGGCTGTTGAAATAAAACCATGTGTCGATAGCAATGGTGCAATTTCCTCAAGCTGGTGGGTGTACACCGGATTGGCTATGGAGATCCCGCCCGGCTGGTGTCTGAAACTCTATCCGCGATCCGGATTGGGCTGCAAAAAACATACTCGCCTGGCTAACTGCGTAGGAATTATCGACTCCGATTATCGCGGCGAAATCATGGCAAAACTGATTACTGATCCCGGCGGGGAAGGCGTTTGTCTCAAGCCTGGAATGGCTGTCATGCAAGGAATTTTTGAGCGTGTTGAACAAGTCTCACTAGTCGAGGTTGAGGAACTCAACGAAACGGAACGTGGTGATGGTGGCTTTGGTAGCACATCGGAAGGCCACTTTGAAATTAAGCGTTCACCGCTTCAGTACGAAAAGTTATAAGCAGAGAAAAGACTATGAATAACATGGCAACGAAAGAGCTTTTTAAGTTCCTTCCAAAATACAAAGCTCACAAAAAAAATGGAACCACGGTCATCATTACGGATGACAACGGCGTGATGATTAATCTTACCGGGAGCGTAACTATTTCTGCTGGTGGCATCACCACCCAGCAAGAAGAAATCGACCTTGAAGCAGCCGACTTTTCTGACGCGCTGATGTGGCTGAAGGATGGCAAGAAAGTTGCTCGACGCGGGTGGAACGGCGAAAACCAATTCTGCTGGCTGGTTCCTGAAGGACAGTACCCGGCACGAATGGAAGCCATTAAGGGATATTTCCCCGGCGACCTCGTTCCGTATGGTGCTTATTTCGCCTTAAAAAATGCACAAGGTGTAGTTGTTCCGTGGGTTCCTTCTGTAGGCGACTTACTGGCATGTGACTGGTTTGTGGTGGAGTGATTTAACGTGGAAAATACTAAAGCAATTCAATACCGCTTGCGTAATGGCCTGCTGGTGGCTGTTAACGCCGACATGTCACTGCCGTTTGACACGATTGAACGCACTATCATGACATATCTCGGCTTTAATGAAGAACTGAATGAAGAGCATGGCGTAGCTATATGGAGCGATGCAGAAAGCGGCGTTCATCGTTACATCACCGCCAGGGGCAAAGACTACTCTCTGGAAGAACTGTTTACCCTTGCACAGTCTTTCGAATGTGTAGCATTAGACATGTTTAATGATCCTGCTATAGCGCAACGACTTATACGCGAGCTTGGGCTATCCGTTACACCAATTATCTTTAAGAATGGCAGCCTGACTGGCACATGGCGCGTAGAACGCATCTCAAACTACCTTCCATATAACCGACAGTTAAATGGAGTAATCTCCGGCGTTAATCAGCCCGTAGCGTGTGAAAATGTAAACCTGGTTGTCGCTGTTTTGGCAACCGCATGTCGTGTTATCGGTTTGGCTAAACAGGCATTTATTCATTTCCCAAATGGTGCAGAAGGTAGCGCAGAGATTATCGCGTGTGATTTCGAATTTACCTGGATGCTACGCGAATATCTGGACCAAACAGTATTCCGTGCCGAAGAACTGGATATGTATATCACGTCAACGATTCCAGACGATGTGCGAGCAGAAGCAATCGCTACAGCCAGGGCGAAATGCCGTGCGGCGATTGCAGAACGGGCCAAAGAAGAACAGTCCAATGATACAGCGGCAGAAGAGGTGGAATAACAAAAAGCCCGCTTGGTATGGCGGGCTTCTTTTCAAATACTGGAAGCACTTTGTCTGCTACCAAGCATTCTCTGTTTAAGCACAACCATTTCCTGACGGCATAACACAGCAATAGCGGTCCTGGCACCAATTTGCTTACCAACCAGGTATTGCTTTACCTCGCGGCGACTCACGCCATCAAGAAGCATCTTTAACGCTTCACGGGACAACTTGTTGTATTTACGTGCCATTAATCTACTCCGCAGAACCATACAATCTACGTAACGTGTCGGCGACAGAAGATACAGATATCTCGCCAGTCGCAGCGCCTACAGTAAGGTCTGCCAGTTCAGGTGAATCAAATACCTGAACCCCGTTACGGCGTAGAAATAGCAGCGCACTGTTTAGCGCGGTACGCTTATTGGCATCATTGAATATATGCCCTCTCGCTGTAGCCACCAGGTAGGTGGCGGAGACTTCGAAAAGGTCGCTGATCTCTTCGTAGGCAACTCTGGCCTGAACTCTCCCGATAATGGCCTCTGCCCTACCCGGATCTGACATTCCCGGCAGGCCACCGTAGCGGCTTATATTCGCATCATGAAGCGCAATAAGTTCTTCCGGTGATATATGCCTCATTATCGGTTAACCAGTTCCTTGTTGGTGGAGTCCAGGGTGTCAAACAGGGATGCAAATTCGGCATCCAGCGCCGCTTTTTTGTAGGCTTCAAAAGTAGCCTTGCTAACAATTACTGCTGGCTCACGGCCTCTGCGGGTGATTTCAACCTCTTCCCCGGCTTCAACATTGTTGAGCACTTCAGAAAGGTTGCCGCGCGCGGTACGGAAGTTAATGGATTGCATAAACACCTCGTGTGCTCGTTATGTGTACGCAATTATAGGTTTTAATGATGCTGAATACCACTTCTTGGTGCCTTAAATCCTCGAGATGCAGTCTTGCAATTGCTGGGATTAAGCAGAATAAGTGGTTGGAATTCTGAGCAGTAATCCAATCTTGGCTATGTGCTCATATGGCAGCTCTCCGGTTTTACCGTCATGTATCGAGGCTATCAGATTCAATTCTTGCGCCGCTTTACGAATTTCAGTTTCTGATGGAACAAGGCGAAAACCGATGTGTAACATTTTGATATAGAAAGGTAATAGTTCGTACTTCACCCGTAACTGTGCTGCCGCATCTTTCAAATCATGGATGATTTCTTGTTTTAAGTCAGAGCGGGGATTCGATAGCTTTGCTTGGTTAGACAATAACAGATGCGATATTTCCCCCAACTGTTCCTTGAATGAAATGTAAGACTCAACCCCCTTGATGATGAGTCGACCTAGGACAAAAACGCTTACTCCAGTGACAACAGTGACAAAAGCAGACGAACTCATTCGCGTACCTAAAAAGAGAATTATAACCTCATCTTATCTTCAAGTGAGTAACCGCGTCTAATGGGAGGAATCATTTAAATGGCCAGGGCGATATAGATCCAGTCATGCCTCTCTATGGTTTCTCTGAAAACAAATCATATAGCAGGACTATCATCAAATTCACCGCCCCTGGCGTCATTGATAATGTGGGTGATCACACCAAAAACAGCATTACTACCCGTGTAACCATCGTCATCTACTGGTAACGCCTCTTTCTTCCCGGTGCTTAAATCCTCCAGGTGCTGGCGCGGATACTTCCGGTATCTTTTTACGCGATATTCCCCCTCCATAGCGCATATAAGCAGTGAGCCATCAACCGGAGTAAGTGAGGAATCAACCACCAGCAAAGCACCCTGCAATATTCCCTCACGGTGATGGCTATCAGCTGCCCGCATGAAGTAGGTTGCTGATGGATGTCTAATTAGTTGCTGATCAAGAGAAATTCGGCTTTCAACATAATCCGCCGCAGGAGAAGGGAAGCCCATAGCGTTTTACCTCAATGATACTGTTTATTCATACAGTATACATTGAAAAGGCATAGTTTGTGAAAGCGGGGTTTGTAAGCAACGCCGCTGGCGGCAAGGTCTACGTTCACCTTGTCTCGCTCTTCCTGGCTTTTAGCTGCTATATTTCGATCTGACACAAGAAACCTCCAGGAGTTAGTGGATCAGGCACATGCACAATAACGTTCTCAATGTTAGCCGTTCAATTCAGACAATCAGAGACTGCACCAGTGTGGTGGCATCAATCCCATTGCGAAACAGCATAGACGAACTGCAAATTCGTGTATTGAATCTGAATCAGGCTAATAAGCAATTGCGCTTTATTTTGACGCTGAAAAGTGAAACAGAGGGGATAAAGCACAGCGTAAAAGTGTTTTCTGAGGCCATTCTGCTTAATGGGAAGCTCCGGCATCTAGTAAGGCCAGAACGTCAATATCCTGACGTCCTGGCGCGTGAAAAAGACCTTCTTTCTGAAGTTCAGGATAGGGTGATCGATTTCGTCAAATGCTATCCCCTGCATTGAGGGCAGGTGTTCCCTTCCGCAAAGTAGGGAAAACTGCTATCAAGTTCATCACACCATCTGCGATGGTCGTAGCACCAAAACGCCTCCCACGGTGCACGGAAATACTTCATCCACCAGGACACTCGATCAGGTATATCTGCTGGTGGCAGTTCTTCTGGCAATAATTTGCCTGATAATCCCGCGACAGCATTTTTTTGAGGCTCGCGTTCTCTTTTTCAAGCTCATCTACGCGCACCTGTAATTCAGCTTTCGTTGGCATGGTCCGCCTCATGCTTTTCAGCCACCAGCGGCAATAAAGCCCTGGCCATCTTATGAACCAATAGTGCATCAATAATGCCAAGCGTATGCCCCGGCTTAATGTTTAATGCCGCCTCAAGGTGACACCTTTCCAAGCCACTTTTCTCGGCTTGTTTATGATGATCTGGTGTAATAACGTCGCCCAAAACACGGCTAATTCTTTCTCGTAATTGCTGGGTGCCCGCACTCTTGATCGCTGTATCGTGGAGACGGTTAACCAGTTCGCGATAAACATGCGGCTTAATTCGGATACGTTCACCGGTGACGCCCTTTCCTGGCGCTGGCACCGAACTATCCGGAATATCCGGATAGTTGCCAGCCAGTCTACGCAAAACGGCCTTAACAGCCTCAATACGGTCATCATCGCAATTTTCCAGCGTATCTATGCGATCGAGCATGATGATGGCGTTATCAATATCAGGATTGCCGGTCCACTCATTACCGCGATTGGATTCGGCAGCCTGGTTGCCGCGTACTGGTTGATTATCGGCTTTACCCAGTCTGTCGTTGCTGCATGAATGCCCTTCCAGCCAGGCCAATGCTTGTCGCATGAAATACGCAATATGTTTGCCGTGGTAATCGTCTTCATCGATGTGAAAAGCGATACTGCGGATGTATTCAATTGCGTTTTCAATGGCCTCCGGCGTTATCGGCGCTGACATATTTTGATTTTGGAGTGCCAAGACGCGGCTGGCATCCTCAACACCTTTAACGGCATCTGCGCAGTAGTTATAGCGATTGCATTCCACTAACTTCTGCTTGAGATTTTCAATTGCTTGCGCGACATCAGCCTGCAATTCCCGAACTGGCGGAGTAGCATATAACGGCACCCACTTTGGTGCTTTATCCCCGACCGAACGCTGATACCAGTCACCCGGTTTGTATTCATAAAACTCACCAACAGGCTCTGCTTCCAGCGATGCCAGCGCAATTTCATAAGCACGGCGCTCAATATTGTCTCGAACGTCCAGACTGCCTATGCGCTCTTTGATTTCTTTAATCAGTTCTTTGTCGGTTAAAACGGTCATAATTTATGCCTCAGTTGTAGCCAATCGGATTAACAGCAACAAGAACGCCGTCGGCGAATAAGTCTTTAATGAGGTGTTCGCTCGGCTTGCCTTTTTCGTACTCTTCAATAAGGTAAGTGTCGCCATTTTCATTGATATAAACAGGAAGGATGGAGCCGTTGATAAAGTAGGTTCCGTTATTGTCGAGGATTTTTGCCTCGGCGATTTGTTTTTTGGTAAAACTCTCTTCTTTTGTCAAAGTTGCCATATCAGTTTCCTTGTATGGGTTAATTTTATTGTGTAGTGCCCCGAATGGTTTACACACTATATCGATATACAGGTCAACTAACGGTTCAAATGCTTTCCCCACTAGAACAGTCACTAATATTGAGGATATCGGTATCAGCAGCACGATAAACAGAATGAGAAACAAGAGTTCTATAGCCCTGCTTCTTCGCGGATATTCTTTTCTGAATAATGTCGGCACATCACTCTCCTTTGTTGATCCTCAAAATTTTATGACCTGGCGCAAAAGCACGCGTTTTGTCGGCGCTTATTCGCCAGCCATCCTTACGCGCCTCTTTTGCACAGCCAGCCCATGACGTACCGATATACTCACCGAAGTCTGGCGTTTGATATTTACCATTTGTACACTGGCGACAATCACAGTAGAGATGCATGGTGTAACTTGCGGCAATAGCCATATCAGTCTCCTTTAGTGCGCAGGTGGTTTTTCCAGCGGTTTTGCGCCGCGCTGCCCTTATCTCGGACTCCCTCTCTGGCAATTCCAGAAAATGAAAACAACACCACACGACGATTGCTAACTCTCAACCACTGGCTGGGATAGCAAAGTCTGTATACACGGGAGATAAGCATCTTAGCTTTACGGTTTTTCATCGTTTTGCTCTCCTGCGTCTCCTTTGATGCAAATGCCAGCGACGCGTGGCACATTAACTTCCACGATGCGCACTGTTGGTTTGTACATCTCAATCGCTGTCAGCCAGTCAGCGCCAGTCATGCGCTTTTCTGCATCGCCATTAGTCCACTTAACCGGTACACCAATAGCCTTCATCGCGATTTCTATTTCCCCGGCGATGGCGCTTTTTCCGCAACCAGTAAAACCAGAAACAACGACAAGAACTTCACCTTTGGCTGGTTTTATTTCCCGTGCTTCCAGTTCTGCTATGCGCTTTTCTGATGCTTCAAGTAACGCCTGCTTATCGCGTAGCGCTTCTTCCAGTTCAGCAACATGGCATTCACTATCAATAAGGTTGTTCTCTGCTGCTTCCAGCTCAACACGCAGCTTCCCTACCGTTAGCGCAATATCCTCGTTCTCCTGATCGCGGCTTTTGATGTATTGCAGGTTTCTTTCCCGTTCATCCAACAATGCCAGCGCGATATCTGGCGAAAAGTGCTTCATAAAATCGTTAAGCGCATTAATTCGCTGATCGAAAGGCATTACAGGTGCTTCACCAGCAATTTTTGTTTTTTCAGCGATTTCACGAAGCTTTTGATAATCAATCTTGCTCACTGGTTGCCTCCGCTTCCCACGTTTTCAGACTTTCACCACAGAATGGGCAAAATGAAACTCGAATAGGCGATTTAGAAAATTCACCAGACCGCAGCATGATCAGGTCCTGTGAATGAATTAATTCATGGTTATAGACTTTGTATTTCAGCAGGCCTTTTCGCGTCGTGTATTCAGCATCCTGCTCCAGAGATTGTGCCAGCGCCGCGCACGGTTCTATTTTTCTGCCATTAATCAAACAAGTGGAGATTCTGCACTTTGCAGCTCCGTCACCGTTACCTTGACTCATTGCGTTGTTCCCATCAGTTATTAAACGTGATCACTCCGCGCTCGATGGCGAAGTCGAAAAGCTGGTTAGCGGCTACATAAAGTCGTATGCCATGTGCTTTTTCCCATGCCCGGACATCGTTTTCTGCGCTTCTGGCGCAGTCATCGCAAAGAGGAACAGCCCAGCGGTCGTGTTCGTTTAACGAGCGGACGCGGTACATGAACGGGTGGTTAACTTTGCCACCGCATCCGATGCACGGACGAGAAACCACAAACCGGAGATAAGCTGGGCTTTTACCGAGGACCACTTTTGGTCGGCGCATATAAAGCAGGCCGGAATCCTCATCTACAGACAGGTTGACGATCTGCTCTGCGGTTATGTCCACCAGCTCGCGGGTACTGTGCTCCCAAGTGATATCTGATTCTTTCAGCGTACCGGTAGGGATTTCAGTTTTTGGCTGACAAAATGCAATGCGACCGGCTTCATCTGGCAGCTCATCTTTCAGATTCCGGCGAATGGCCCAAAAAGTGAGTTCAACCATGCTCAGATCGCGTTCTGGCGGTAGTTTTAACTCGCTCGCAGCCCAGTTCATAACCCAGTTGGCGCGATTCAGGGATAACTGGTCGTCCAGCTTGCTGTACCCCTTCATCATGTATTCCGCATCATGCTTCCAGCACAGGCGAACGGCAGAGCCGTTATAGAAATGAGTGGTTAGCTGGTGGCTACAATCGCGCTTATCGTGCGCCTGGCAATCGTGGATATTGGAACTTACCCAATGAACAAGCGAATCTTCACCGCCTAACGCGTTAAATACGCGCTCGCTTTGAAAAAACGGTTTCAGAGACTGGTTGGCAACCAGCGAATAATTCAGATCCACTACGCCATCTGGCGTGTTTTCAGCCTGTTCACGCGGAAGTGGGGAGATAATGAAACGGCGACCTGCGCCAATGTAGTTACTGGTGGGCTTGTCTACCGGAAAGACAGCCACACCAGCTCCGTTTACGAAATGAGGTGTGATTATTGCACTCATAATGTATACCGACTCTGTTTTGTTCCGAGCGGTAAAATAATGTGTTAGAAAACTAAAATCAATGTTCTAACGTAATTTTGAGTGCGTAAATGATTTGATCAGACTTTAAGCTGCCCTCCCTTCACCTGCATTAGCGTCAGATTTCCGCAAAAAACCGCGCCCGTGTCTATGTAGTGCTGATTCCAGTATGCTTTTGGTCTTCGTACCGGTGTGTGCCCAAAGATAAAGCGATCTGCGCCTGTGATTTCTCCACCAATGCCATCTATCGAATCACCGACGCGACTGCGCGACCAGACAACATCAAAAAGCGACACATCCTTACCGAACTGGTACTCTCCACCTGGATAGTCGGCATGGGCTATAACGATAGTTTCATGCCCGGTGTTCAACTCAATGATATATGGCAGACGCTTTACCAGCTCCACCAGCGCCCAGGCTAATATTTCCTGATCAGTGTCCAGCATGAAGAACCATTGTCCGCCATTCATTAGCCAGTTATTCACGTTGCCATCAGGACTTAACGCATCAAGCATCAACCGCTCATGGTTCCCCATTACTGCCCTGAACCAGGGCATCTGCAATAGTTCCAGACATTCGACATTTTCAGTACCGCGATCGATAAGGTCGCCAACAGATATCAGTAAATCCTGCGCCGGGTCAAAATCCACACGATGGAGTTCGGACATCAGTCTGGTGTAGCAACCATGCAGATCACCAACAACCCATATGTTTCTGTAGCCAGAACCATCAATACGGCTATATAAATTCACTTCATGCATAGTCTGGATCATGCGGCAACCTTCTCCCGCAGCCAGATACAAACTGGACCATCTTCAGTGTCATGAATAGAGCCAACAAACCAGCCTTCACCCTCTGGTCGCTCCGGTTCCCAGGCGGCAATATCGGGACCAGCTGCGTCCAGATCAAAATCATCTTCATCCATACTGCGAATAGTCCACTGAAGATTATTTTCCTTCATCCAGGCGTCAAATTCCTCAGTGGAAATATATTCACGACCTGCGCAAAACTTCTCATACTCCGGATGTGTCCAGCAGCCATATTCATCACGTTCTACCGGCATTTCTTTAATGATGCTCACTCTTCATCCTCCAAGTCGGCAACGGCCTCCATCACATCAGAACCGCGAATAACCGCAAAAGCACGGCAGGCCATTTCAAACACCTGTTGTTCTTGCGGATGCGGTGACTCCCAATACTTAAAACCAGGTCGATGCTCGTAACCCATCATGGAATAAAAATCGCCAGCAAGTTCAATCGCGGCATCAACAAGTTCGCGATTTGTCATCGTCTGTTCTGTCATTTGGTTTCTCCTGTCTGAACATCACTATCATCAGGTCGCCTTTTATCGCTATTCTGGCTGTTGTGCCTGGTTCAATGCGGCTAAGTTCAAATGCGTCATAGAACGCTTCTAATGCCTTCTGGCGTAGTTCCTGTTTGCGCCGTTTTTTCCACTCTTTTAGGAAAATGGAACCCAGCCATCGCCAGGTACGGGACATGATGTAAAGCCAACCGAGAAGTGCCAGACCGGTATTTAGGGCCGTATCGATCGTTATCGTGGTGTCGATATTCACTGTGGTGGCTCCTGCTTTTCTGCCTTTAATACCATGCGAGAACCATCATCCAGCTCCCAATTAATTTCACCGCCTTCAGCCATGACTAGATGCCAAACGAGTTGTGCGGCCTCGTTGGTTACATCACGACCGCGATCATTGCCGACACGACGTTTTGTTCCATCCCCTAAGTCACGCATTTTTGCCAACACGATGGTTTTTGATAGCGGTGAAAAACCAAGCTGTAGTCGTGCGGTATTACTCACTGTTTGCCTCCTTTGCGAAGCTGTTCCGCCCATTCTTCAAGGGATTTCTCCGCATATTCACCGGACAGGCCATCAATCGGGTGCGGTTCATTAGCCAACTCTTCTTTCGCTGACAGAATCATGCGCGTAACGTCGAAAACTTCACGTAAAGACTTATTGATAAATCCGTGGTTGAAAGCAGCAGCAAGACGGCTTGCGGTATAGTTAATCCCCTCGTTGCGAGCCGCCGCACGAATTTCAGCCAGAAAAGCATCGGTGGCTGGAGTTTCGCTGTGGTGCAGGGCATCGTTGATAATCATTGCAGCAACTCCGGCCTGACCTGCATCCGTGACCGACACATGCTCAAGAGTTACAGCCATTGCATGTTTCAGCCCAGCATTCTCCGCCGCCAGCGCAGCACACGCTTTCTCAAGTCGGGAAATTTCCGTTACATACTCAGCGTTACGCTCTGCCAGTTGTGCGGGCGTTAAACCTTCAGACTTCATACACTCTCCTTTCGAAATAAACGTACTGATTAATCATGCCTAGGGGCATTTCGAGTTTTTCCGCGATCTCACGGCGGGGAACACCACACCGATGAAGCTGCCGTGCCAGTTCTATATCGCCCTGCCGGTATTTGGCTGACGGGTGAAAGTCTCCTTTCAGAATCATGCAGATCCGCAGTTGCCGCGCTTTGGTTCTGACAGCACTACCGGTACGCCCGATCAGCCTCCCAATACTCTCGACTGTCATAGTCCCGGCGCACTGGCGGAGTATCATGATTTCTGCCCTTCCCCATCCCCGCCAGCTCACGCAGAACTCCTTCTAACCAAAAGCACGCCATCTTCAGAAACAACGTTGCAGGACTTCAGGTAATTCATTGCCTCTTTCGGTAATGGATTCTTTGGATCGGCGTTTGCCAGGGATTTCGATAACCTCATGATAAATTTGATCATTACCTTCTGGCGGAGCTTGTGCTCATGAGATAAAGACAGGTAATAGGAAATGGTATGGGCTAAACGCTCACGAAGCTGTTCTGTGCCGTGATATACAGCAGCGATATCACACAGTGCATTGACCAGTTCCCGGTAAATATGCGGAGCAACCTGGCATTCAATGTTGGTTGGTGACTCATAAATTACAGTCAGCCCCAGCTTTTCAGCCAGCGCGTGCTCTGCACGAGCACCAATCGATTCCTCCCATCGATTGAGCAAGTAGATCGCATCAGCAGAACGCACCATTGCCAGGCAAATATCCATGTATTCACTCTGACAAAGGCCACCAGGTAACACAGCTGGATTCAGAACGATATGCCCTTCAGCCATCAGCTCGCTCGCTTTCGCATTAAACGCAGCACGGTTGTAATCTGGATAACCAGTCATCGGCCCCGCGATGTAAATTTTCAAAACACGTTTCACCATCAAAATTTCCCCAAAATCGTGACGCAAAACATAAGCACTGCGAAAAGCTCAATACCAAGCTCAAGTAGCGCCAACGCCCCGAAAAACAACACATAGAACAGGCCAATCTCATTCACAGATGGCTGGTGGATCGCACTTAAAGCTATAAGCATCATGTCCTCCAAACAGTTATCAGGAATGATATTAATGTTTTGTGTTAGAAAATCAATTTTGAATATCTAATCATTTTGATCAATCATAGAAAAATCGCTGAAAAGTAAGAGGCAGCCATCATGCAGAAACAGAGCTATTGGGAGAAACAGAGACAAAAAGCCATGCAAAAATTGGCTGACCCAGCCTGGCGAGAGGAACAAAGGGCAAAGTGCCTTCAACAAGCTCAACGCCAGCAGCAGCGAGCGAGAGAAAAAGCCGCATCGCCTGAATATCGGCAAAAGAAAATTGAAAAAGCAAAGCAATATGAACAGCGGAGAAAAGATAAAGCTGTATCCGCTCCGTCCAAAAAAACACGCACGTCACGCGGCCTGAAAGGCAGATCACTCACAGCCGATGAACGCCGGATACAGACCGCTATCGGTGCTCTCCCCTGCATTGCCTGCCATATTCACGGGCAACATAGCCCAGTGGTATCCCTGCACCATATCTTCGGGAGAACGGCAGAGAACGCGCATAAATATGTCCTCCCTTTGTGTAAATGGCACCACCAGTACGCAGCGCCAGCCGAGGTCCGAGAACAATATCCCTGGCTGGTCCCTGTTCATGCTGACGGAAAAATAGGCGGAAAAGCAGATTTCATGCGGCACAATGCCGATGAAATGACGTTGTATCAGATGGCGATTGAATTGATAAATTAGTTTTCTAACATTTTAAGTTGAATTGTAAATTTCTCCGATGTACATTCACTACCGATTGGCACACCGGTCAACTTTTTGAGACAAACTGTTTAGTTTTTCGTATTATTGCCGCCGCTATACCTATGGCGGTGCAATATAGGTGGCTGAAAAGCCCCCGTTGACTCACGGTGTTCCAGCCTTTATTGCGCCGCCACCAGACCGTGGAACAGTCGATGGCGGCTCCGAAAGCAAGGAGTCACTACACTATGAACAGCTACTGTCTTTTCCCATCACTCGTTGTCCGCCACTCACGCGATAATCTGCATTCTTTACTCGCGCTGGGGGTGTCAAAATGACCGTTCGTTACCTCAACTTTCAAATCCAGAACATCACTGGCGGTTGCTATGACTGGTTTGTCACTCTCGGAAAAGAAGTGATCACCGGGAAGCTGGATGAAGTGAAAACTAAAGCAATGGCCTACGCCTGCAAGCAAGCCCGGAAGAAATCCGCCAAAGCATAAAATACTGACTGTTGCGCCCTGGCATTATCGTGGGGTATATTTCTACGGCACCTTAGAAAAACGGGTGCCGGGATTGGAACCCCGGATAATGTCAAAGGCGACACAGACGCCGAAAGCGTCTTTTTTGTGTCATGCCATCGCACAGCCATACGTAGCGTTTAGCTCAGAGATCAATGGTAGTGCTGGCTGGGCTGCCGAAAGGCAGGCCGGTTCCCTTTGACGCCGGTAGTTCCAACCCAGTCAGTGCTACCGCCATTGAGATTGGAACCTCACGCGGTAGCTCCTTAACTTAGTCAAAGGAGGCTGCCAATATGGCTACTATCCCTACCCCAACTCATTCTGAATTTATCTGGCGTTTCTATTCCTGCCAAAAACACCTGTATATCTGCGTCATGGCTGCTACCGAAGCAGAGGCGCGCTCATACCTTCCCGAAGAACCCTGCATTTTTGCTGCTCGCTTCACTCTTGATGCGATGGAGATCCTCAATTACTGGAATCTGCCGATGAACTGCGTGGAGGCGCACTGATGAATCTGTCCATCTCTCAAAAAGCGACAATGACCAGCATTGAGATCGCGGAACTGGTAGGTAAGCGCCCTGATAACGTTAAACGCACCATTGAACACCTGGCGGAACGGGGCGTAATATCTTTTCCTCAAATTGAGGAAAAGCCCACCGCAGGCCGCCCGGCGAGCTATTACGTCTTTGAAGGCGAACAAGGCAAGCGTGACAGTATCATTGTCGTCGCACAGCTTTCTCCCGAATTTACCGCCCGGCTGGTGGACCGCTGGCGCGAACTGGAGAATGCCCGGGTACAGTTAAAATCAAAAGCCGAAATCCTGGCTGAAATGGCGCAAATGCATCTTGAGCATGAACGCCGGATCAACGCCGTTAATGCCCAGGTAGCCGAAGTATCGGCACAAGTGTCCAAAGTCGCTGAAACCGTCGAGCAAATCAAGAAAGGCAATATTCCGGAAGGCTACATTGGCTACCGCCAGCTGGCGGCGAAATGTGGCCTGACTGAAGCCAAATGCCGAAACCTGGTTAACGCTTACCGGATTCCCACCGATACGCATGAGTTTTTAACTCCCGATGGTTTGCTTGCGCAACGCTCCATTGTGGCCCTGGCCCCCTTCCGGAAAGCCTTTAAGCAGGTGATGTCGGAGGCAGAACCACGCAATAAACGCTGGTATCATCCAAAGATGGGGATGTTTCAGGCAATCCACCATCCTGTGCCTGAAAGTCCAAAGGCAAACCTGTCGTTGCATACCGCCAGAGAGAGGATTAAAACAGGCTATGCAATCGTATGCCGTCGAGCATCCTGGCCTGAAGGTGTATGGGTGTGGCCCGAAGGTGGATCACGAAAGCACTGGCGCACTATCCGGGATGGGAAAATCCATGCGATTGATTTAGCTCCAGAGGATGTTGTTGCTACGGACTGGATTGTTAGTTAATTACTGTTGCCCCGGCCTGTCCGGGGCTTTAACTACTAAATAACCGGATTCTCCGCACGATGAAGAAAATAGATTTCACTTACTCTGCTGCCACAATCCAGCGACGTTTCAGTCTCATAAGGGAAGTGGAACTATCAAAAAACTGCTATCAAATTCTACTGGATGAAGAGTTTTCACTGATGGTTATAGCAGAAAAATTGGCTATGCCGAATGACCGGCACAAGGTCATAGCCAGCCTGGATCTGGTGACAAACAGATACTGGGAATACGAGGAACTACTTGAAGTTGGCTTGATACGCGAGATGATAGAACAGGCTGTTCCCCTCCACTTACAGCAACCATAATTGAAAGATCTTAACGATAGTCTGCCACGAATAGTTACTTCCACTGCCTAAAGTTATTTAATTGCATTACAAAGTGTAAATTAGTAACATTAGAATCTCACACAGCACTATAACTATATGTTTTTTATGTAAAAGGATGATAATCGTGGCTACTAAAATTAAACTTGAAAACCCTCAAACTGGCGAATCAATCACCGGTTTTTATGGTTTTTCCTGGACTACATTCTTGTTTGGTGCTTTTCCAGCTTTGTTCAGGAAAGACTTTATAACTTTTATTGGGGTATTTGTAGTGATGCTGATACTGGCATTCCTCACAGCCGGAATTGGCCCGTGGATTGCCTCATTTATCTGGGCGTTCATGTATAATAAATATTTCACCGTAAATAAGATAAAACAAGGCTTCATTTTTGCTGGTTCTCACACAGAAAATGAGTTGGCTGCTAGCAAGCTAGGATTGTCATTAAATCAAAACAACTGCAAAACTATTACCGAGTAAAGCCAAAAAGCAGGCTTAATAGTAAGCCTGCTATGTCAATCACGAATCTCTCTGACAATTCAGAAACATAAACGCCCGCTTGTCTGTTAAATCCGTAACATAATACTCTCTCATGCCTGTAGGTTTTATTCTACGAGCATATACAAACTTATGAACTGGTTGTTTTTCCCCATAACTTACATCAGTCCTAAATTCATCAACCACGCTACCATCTTTTTCAGTTTCCTTTCTCACTAGCTGATTTTCTAATACAGGCTTTGATTCGTCCATGCCACTAAAAGCATCCTGACCTGTGCTGTTGCCTCGGTTTCCGCGTGGCAAATCCCATGAAAAATAAGTGCCATAGTCAGTAATCACACGATCCCATGTTCCGGAATCCCCCATATAGTTAGAACGCTCCCCCTTGTAAGTTACAGCCACCTTACAGGCATACGTTTCACCATTATTTTTTTTATCATGTCCAGCCATGCTTGCAGGAGTTGCAGGGGAATTATGAATAGATGCGCTTACATCATCTTGCGTTAATTTCTCAACTGGAGCAAATTCATATATGGGTGTGCCGAGGCTATTTAAATATAACTTATATCTAACCCTAAGCGCACTTCCATCTGAGAATTCATACGTTCCCAGGCATTGGAGCTTATTGTTTTCTCTTATCTCATTGATCTGATTATAAGCATCAATTACAGAGATTGCTTCCTGCTCGTCCTTCAGCAGTTCATTATAATCATCGATTAACATCTGCCTAGTTTTAGGGGAATTGCAGTCAATTTTGCTAAAATCATAAGCAAAGGTGAGTGTGGGAACAAAAAGAGCAACAACAGTAGCTAGTATTGTTGAGGAAAATCTTTTTCCATTTTTTATAAAAAACATTTCATTAACTCCATACCTTACCATCTTAGCCGCGAGCGCGGTCCCTAAAACCATTAACTTCACTGCACCGTCCTTCATGCAATCAAAATGACTTTTATGTTATAAAAATAATCAGCCAAATCAACATGATTTAGGCCAAATTTCTGTCAAAAAATAAAATCCACAAAAAGTGGTTGACACTATTTTGGAAATCACAAACTGCACATAATCCATCGCGCTAACGGCTCCCGTTGAAGGTTCTTTTGACGATTAACTTTCAGCCGAAGCGCGGTAGGGAGTCATAACGCCAAAGCAGGCCGCCATGTGCGGCCTTTTTTTGTATCCGTCATCCGTGGAGGAAGGACAATGGAAAAGATCGCAATATTCAGCCTGACCACCAGCAAGCCTCAAATGCTCACTGCAATACTGAAAGACGGTGCTCTCATTATTAACGAAGTAAAACCCCTTCCCGCGTCAGCATTGGAGCAAAAGCAAAAAATTCCTCCAGCTATAGCAGCCCTGCGGAAAAGCAAATTTAAGGTACTGGTAGACGAAATTACGCCAACGATCTCCGCTGGCACCGGAGCAAGCCAGGTGACTCTCAAGACCCGTCATGCCGATGGCAGAGCAGCAATCATCGTCGGGATGGAAAGATACAGAGAGTTAAAACTCCAGAAGCTATTATCCCTGCCGCAAAATAACAAAGGTGCTTTCGAAATCCCTGACTCCATCGTTGACACCGAATACAACGGTAACGGAGAAGAAGTCTACCGGGTGAACTGGCAGGATATCAGGCCGGAGCATATTTTGATGATCCTGTGTTGCTACGCGACCGTATACCACAATGTTGCCAGTGCGGATTACGTAGAGCAGATGACCGGTACAGTCGAGAAAGAGCAAAAAACAGGCATACTCGCTTCGTTCCTGTCCATTATTGGGCATGAAAAAGTTAAAGCAGGCACCTCCCAGCCAAAGTCACTGACTGGGAAAGAAGTTGATGAAGATACCGTGATACTTTGATCACATTAGTAGCTTTGTTAACTCCCTCAATACCAGGTAGAAGAGTAACAAAAATATTGACGCCAGTATTTGCGTGGTCAATGAAGCGTTCATAAACAGATCAATTAGCATTAATAATTCGAAGATAACATCCATGTCATTCACTCCGTTTAATTTTTAATCTAATGCCAGCAAATGAAGCTGGCCCCCGCATAAAGATTAATGAAAGTCACTTGTCACCAGTGAGGGGATTTATGAACCACATCCCCCTGAACTGGTGGCCTGTCTGTTTCTCGCATTTCACACCCTGCATACAGTTTCCCCCAGGTTATGACTGAGAGGCTTTGTTATGGGCTATAGCAGACTCGACGATAGGTACATTGAAGACGATATTTTTCGTGCGCTGTTTCACCAGGAAATGATTAAGCGGGTATCGGAGTATCACTCTGATAATTTCCAGTACACGATAAAGATTGATGAAGTATATCGTTCAGACCTTGCAGCCTACCGGGCGTATGGCAATGCAGATTTGCGCTGGGTATTCCGGGTGCTGGTGGGCCATGAGTCAGAAATGGAAGAAATGCCCGCCGGGACCACGTTAACTCTTCCTGATGTGGCATGGCTGAGGAACAAGATCCGTGATTACGCGAGCGCGGAACCGGAGATAGAAAATGCCTGATTTCCTGAAAAACCAGGACGGGCGCTATATCACTGACGGCCTGTCCTCTAAGGACTTCACGCGTTTATTCGACCTTATCAGGAAAGAACAAACCCGTAAGCGCCGACAAGCTCACCGGACGCTGACGCCAGGTAGACTGAGGAACAAATCCGCCGAAGATATTCTCAAGTTAGGGAAGAAAAAAGGCGGCACGTTCTTCACGCGAGACGACCTGAAAGGTTTCGAAAAGCTACGGAGTAAAACACGCGAAAAATATGACAGCAAGACGGCTGGCATCACATACGCCCAGCTGGTGGCATCCAGCCAGGCAATCGATATTAAGCGTGCAAATAACGCCGTGGATGACGGATCTGGTATCAAAAGAGCTACACCCGTATCTCTTCGCCACAACGTGATTAATATCCGCGTAGAAGCATCGAATATATCCGTCCACCAGCACCATATCGTCCGGATACGCTTTGAAGAATGGGATCAGATGGTCGATGACATCGCAGAAGACGATAAATCAGCTCTGAAAATCACTAAATCACTGTGCGCCGGGCGGGTGTCTTTCGATTGTGACTGTGGTCGTCATCAATACTGGTATCGTTACATCGCTACTGCGGGTAACTTTGCCCTGGCCCCGCCAAAAGAATACGCCTATCCAAAAGTTCGTAACCCTAAGCTACAAGGCGTCGCCTGTAAACACGTGATCCACTCAATGACGCGGTTACAGTCCGCCAGTTGGCAAATGAGTATTGCTCGTGCGTTACAAAAGGCTGCAACGCAAATTGCATTTGGTGACGATCGCCGCCGTACAACCAAACACTTCTCAAAAGAAGACGAGAGGGAGTTTAATCGCAATCGCAACAGTAAAACAAACGTTGACGCTGCCAAGCGCGAATGGAGGCTCTATCAGAAGCGCCAGGCAGCTTTAAGTACAAAACTGGCAAAGGACAACGGCAAGATCGACAAGCTACGTGACCAATTGACCAGGGCCAGAAAGTTGTCAGACGCACAGAAAAAACGGGCGGCTGCAAAAGAAGCGGCCTTGCAACGAGAGAAACAGAAAAACAAGGAGCTTCAGCAACGCCTTGCCGATCAGTTCGCACTGAAGAAGCAGGCGTTCATTGATGCGCTTGTCATGGCAGGATGAACCGCCCCGGAAATCCTGGAGACTAAACTCCCTGAGAAAGAGGTAAACAGGATGACTAAAAATACTCGTTTTTC